TACAGGAAAATTCCAGGAGTTAAAATATGCCCTTACAAATTCGCAGAGGCACTGACGCAGAACGATCAGCAATGACGCAGCCGTTGGCGGCAGGAGAATTAATATACGTAACAGATACCCAACGATTGTTTGTTGGTAACGGAGCCACTGTAGGCGGCGTTGGTATTACCGGTTATACAGACAGTGATGCTAAGGATGCTGCTGCAACATTGTTTACAAACGATGCAACTCATACCGGTATTAGTTTTTCCTATAACGGAACTACTAACGAAATCAGTGCTAGTGTTGATTTATCTGCATTCGAAGGTCTAATCGAAGCAGATTTAAAAGGGTCAGTCTTTGCAGATGATTCTACACTATTAGTTGATGCGGTGAGTGGACGCATTGTTGGTCCAGTATTTTCCAATGTAACTGGTAACGTGGTCGGCAATGTAACTGGTAACTCAGAAGGATATCATACTGGCGATGTCAACGGTAGTGTATTTGCAGATGATTCTACACTATTAGTTGATGCGGTGAGTGGACGCATTGTTGGTCCAGTATTTTCCAATGTAACTGGTAACGTGGTCGGCAATGTAACTGGTAACGTGGTCGGCAATGTAACTGGTAACTCAGAAGGATATCATACTGGCGATGTCAACGGTAGTGTATTTGCAGATGATTCTACACTATTAGTTGATGCGGTGAGTGGACGCATTGTTGGTCCAGTATTTTCCAATGTAACTGGTAACGTGGTTGGTAATGTAACTGGTAACGTGGTTGGTAATGTAACTGGTAACGTGGTCGGCAATGTAACTGGTAACTCAGAAGGATATCATACTGGCGATGTCAACGGTAGTGTATTTGCAGATGATTCAACCTTGTTAGTTGACGGTATAAATTCTAGCTTGCATACTTCTTCCTTGACAATCGAAGGAAACACATTCACATCGCTCAGTAATGACATAATATTTGGTTCAACGACTGATAAAATGTCTATTAGAATATGGCAAGATGATATCAACTTCCCATTTTTAGTAGCTGGCGGAGTTATTGACTCCGGCGACAGTCCGTGGTTCTCGACAGAAATATCTAGGGGAACTAATTTATCACCAGCAATAGTGCAACAAAACGACTTGCTGAGCGGAACGCTTTTCAAAGGGTTCGACGGCAGCACATTTGTGCGAGCTGCAACAATCGCAGCCCAAGTTGATGATGTAGTTGTAGCCGATTCAAGTATGGTTCCAGGAAAGCTGTTGTTTGTTGTACAGTCAAGTCTTGCAGGCGCAGTTGCAAACGATAGTTTATTTTTAACATTTAATAGTAAAGGTACATTAAGTGCTCCAGTTATACAAACTGGGTTGTACGCAACTATAGACTTACCGGCGGCTCCTGCCTTTGGAATGATAGTGTACAATACTACAACAAATAAATTCCAAGGCTATCAAAACACAAGCGGTACTACTCCAGAATGGGTAGATTTAAGCTAATCAATATTAGTGTTAAACTTGCAAAACTTTCTTAAATAATATTCTAACCGAGAAAATTAGATTATGAGAGTTTCAAAAATACCAGGGCTAGGCCGATTCGGCGTGTTCATTGACGATGTTAATTTTGAAAAATTAAGTGTAGAAGAATGGAATGAAATCGGCCAGCTGCACTTGACTAACTTAGTTACAATTATTAGAGATTGTAATTTAAATTGGAAAAATCAAACAGAATGGTTGATGAAGTGGGGCGACACTCGATATGGCATACGCTATAACATCTTAAAAAAATATGCAGGAAAGACCTGGAGTCAGGTGATAAAACTTGCAATAGCCAACGATCCCAGTATTGATGATATTGATAAACTGAGATTATCTAATATTGCTCGTATGCAGGAAATCGATCCAACTACAGGACGGCATGTTATGCGGGTTTCGGGCAAAAAAGATCAAGATGGCAATCCGTTAGGAATGTTTGCAGAAGGCGAACTTGCTTGGCACAGCAACGAAAGTGGAACATTGACATTTACTCCCGGAGTAGCACTGCTGAGCAGTGAAGGTATGGTTGGGAGCTCTACGGGATTTTTAACTACTCCAGATTACTATGAAACGGTTTCAAATGCATTCCGTAGTGAACTAGACGAAATGATTCTATTACATAGATTTACCCCGGGTAAAATAAATCCAGGCCTAAGATTAGAACAAGACGAAGTTATGCACGCCAATATGTGCCCGGTAGACAACACTGAAATTCCTATTGTGATGCGTAGTCCAGGCGGCATTGTAGGACTGCATTATTCAATTAATACAATATATAGTATCAAAGGTGCTACTAAAGAAGAAAGCGATAAGGTATTTGACGAGATCAACAAGGGAGTATTTGTAGAAAAATATACGTATGATCATTGGTATCAAGGAAACAGTGATTTCTGTTTATTTGATAATAGCATTACCTTGCACAGAAGACTTGGCAGCACTGACAACAGACTGGCATACCGTGTACAGCATGATTATAGCAATCTTCAAGAAGATTTCTGGCAACCATACTTAACAGATGAATATGCTAAAAAATACGAAGACGAAATTATAGACTTTGTAACCACAGCAGGTATCAACGATTTTAAACTTCCTAGAAGAGAGATATAATGTTAAAAGATGTGTTGTCGAAGAGATTCACTGCCAAGCATTGGGATTTAGAAAAAAATATAGAACAATCAAAGATAGACTATATTATTGACTGTGCATACCTTGCACCGAGTAAACTTGCAGCTCGACTACACAAAATTGTTGTACTAACTGAAAGTTTCAAGGCAACAGAAATAAAAAATTGGCTTTTTTACGAACACACACATACTACTGACGGTGATAGAGCAAAAGAAAACGGAATATCTTTAAAGATGTTTAATGGTCAGTATCGTGCTCCTATAGTGTTAGCTTGGCTTAATCCAATAGACCTACCAGCTCAGATTCAAAGAACCTACAGTGGCGTAACTATGTCAGTCAACGCTCCTGATTTTCAACAACGGCAAAACGACATATTCATAAGCTCTATGTGTGCTGTTGCAGCAGCAGAGGAACAGGGATTAAACACTGGGTTTGGATCCTGCCACGACCATAGTGAAGTTGCTAAAAAATTAGGGGTTAACGGGTATCTGTGTCCTATTGTAGTCGGTATTGGTTACGCTAGAGACATGTCTAAAGAAGAATCAGAGCACGGTGTGCTAATACCAATAGTTGATCATACAGATACTATTATCGGATTTGATGCATCTAATATTGCAGCTGACAGGGATTCTTCGCCCAATCGGAAATTTGCACAGCTGGCGGACAGTATGATCATCACCATCTAGGTAATCGATCAAGCTGTTCTAAAAAGACAACGGTATTTAACTTCCAAAAAGTTTGTAGATGCTCTCTATAGTTGTGCTCGAATGATCTGGTTAACGCACCGGTTTTCTCTAGAGCAGGGCAGTAGGTGTTGTGTACCAGTCTTTGTGACCCTACATCACTAGGATGTGTTGTAATGTATAAATCTTTATTAGCACCTGCCGCCCATTCTATACACCTTGGTATAAAAAATTGTGCTGTGGCATTTTGATGTTGTTGACAAGTGTAGCCTAAACTTCTTAGATGCGTTCTAGGCAGCAAGTGTGTTAACACACAAGTTCTTGCACATATTCTATAGGAATTTTCTAAAAAGTCTAAACTATGTGCTGCTACAGATCCTGCAGCAATTCCGTCATAATAGAGAATCCAAACTGCCCATTCTCTTTCTTTGCGAAAGCAGTCAACTAGCATATGCTGACTACTGTTGTTGTTAAATCCTTTAGTTAATGCTTGTTGATAAAAGTCACTGAGATTTAGATCTTCAGTCCACTGTACTAATTTATATAAAGACACGCTTGGCTCTATCAATAAATGCTCTAGGGTAGTTGTTACTGAAACTTTCAAAAGCTAATAGCTGCATAGTTTTAGTGGTCTGTGGCACATCCCAGTCGATACCTAATGCATCAGTTTTTATCTTCATTTCTTGCTGTCTTTCCTTACTAATGTGACTTAGGTGATCCCTAACAGTTATAGGACCTTCACCTGTTTGATATGTAAAAAAATAATTAATGCTTTTCAATTGACCGTCAACGATAAAATAACTGCTCGGATGTAAACTATATTTCCATAATCCCAAAGTTTTATGACTTTGAAAAATTGATAACATCTGTTCTTGCCAATCAGGTAGTACTTGATCATACATGCATTTTTTATCAAAATGTTCTTGCCAAAAATCCACTCCGTCAATTTTTAAATATATCTTTTTTTCATGTATGTCTATATCTAACAATTCTGGAATCTGATGTGGATAGTGCTTAGACATTAATGTTAAAAACTTAACTTCACGTTTCCATTTTTCTTCCATTAGATCGGCATCAACTACTTCATTCTTACCTTGATGATAATCGCTGTCATTATGATACCACTGACAGAAAGTTTTTTTATCATCGCTTATAAAGCTAGTATATATTAAGTTATTTCGGCACAGTCCATTGCCTGGCACATTATTGTAATAGTAATTAAAATTCACGATACAGTATTTAACTATAAATAAATTCACTATGCATAATGTTGATAACGCTGTACAAAAATTAAATTTTACAATAGATATAAACGAATTATCTGAATACTATAACACTCTACAATTAAATTTTAAACATTTACATTGGACATGGGAAAACAATTATATTCATTTAAACGACGATGCATTAACCTCATGTGTAAATAATTGTGAAACATTAATGCATGGCTGGGTGTTGCAAAGTGATATGGCAGATCGTAGTATGTTGCCGTCTATGCTGAGATCAAAACACCCTAGGGTTCCGTGGTACGACACTGAATTGATATTTGGTTTGGCTAAAAGACTAACCGAGGCAATCCCATTTGCTTACAGGTGGACCTTGTTTGTGCTGCCGCCTGGCGGAAAAGTGGTAAAACATACCGATCAAGGAGAATATGCAATTCATATACCGTTGCATTGGGATGATAACTCTATTTTTATATTCGGCGACGCACCTGAGACAACAGAGATTACCTTTCCGCCCACAGGAAATGCATACTTGGTTGATGCTGAAATTCCCCATGCAACAGAAAACAGCTCTTATAGTGATCGAGTAGGATTAATTTTTAGAATAAAAAGAGAATATCTTCCCGATCTCTTAAACATAAAAGGAATTATATGATAAAAGGAATAGACGGTAAAGCATATTACGATATCGAACCATTTTTAAACATGCAAGAGTTTGATAAGCTGCAACCTGAAATTTATAAAGGTTTTGCTGAGGCAAGAGAGTTTGCAAAAGAAGGAACTTGGATGAAACCGGGTTTTACATTTAACGATATGAGTTATCAGCTTCATTGGAAACCTATATATCAAGCTATGCAAGAGTTTTTAGAGCTACCTGACAGTGATCCTATTAAACAAGCAGGGTTGTCGTTATATAAAGATTTTTCAAATTACCAACAACGCAATAAATTTACAAGATTTTTAAAAATGGCAATGGGAGCATACGATCCTTACATTTATTATTTTCTATGGGAAGAAGGCAGTTGGGACGACAGGACTGCAAAAAGAAAACTTACACCAGAAGCAGAATATTTTCCAGGGGTTGTAACATGGATCGAACAGTTAATAACAGACAACATTTTCGAACATATAGGCCGTGTTATATTTTTTCATTGCGAAGCTGATGGAATACCGTTTGAACATCGAGACCTAGATGCAAAGAACGGGGTTGATGTGATCGTTCCTCACAAAAATGAATTTATACATATTCGACCAGATACTAGAAATCAGTTTTATATTTGGGATCCAGAAGTTAAGATGAAACACGGACTTAACACTAGAGCCGCTTGGTGGAATGATCAAGATTGGCACGGTGGTAATCGTACTATGTCTCAGACCTACGGATTGCGCATTGATGGCAAATTTACAGACGATTTTCGAAAGAAACTAAAAATTGATCATTTAGAGAGTTATTAATGTATCACGGAATATTATTTACAGAATGTACATCTCAAAATTGGCTAGGGCGTGGGTATGGTGTACATAGACTAGCCAACGAATTAAGAAAATACGGATTCAATATTTTAGTTGTCGACTTTGCCTTTGCAGTAACAATTGAAATGTATAAAGAAATTTTAGATAACAGTGTTGGACCGGAAACATATTTTGTTGGATTTAGCACTAGTATTTTCCCTTACAGAATGCAAGACGTTGAAGGTCAAAAGCGAGCGTCATTATTACAACATTCTTATGCAAGGGAAAGTTCGGCTACCTTTTTAAAACTTGAAACAGAACCGTGGTATTGTGCAGGACTACCTATGCAGTTTGCAAATGGATTGTCAGCGCCTTGGTTAGAATATGTTAAACAACGCAACCCCAAAACTAAAGTCATCTTTGGTGGCAGTAAAACATGGGAATATTTTGAAACTCCGGGTATTGATCATTTTTTTATAGGCATGGCTGAAACTATGTTTGTCGATTGGATGCTATCTGTATCAGGAAAAGGTCCAAAGAGAATATTTAATCCTATTGTTAATTACGACATTAAAGCACAGGGCGATAAAGAAAAATTTGATTTTAAATTGTCTACTACAAAATATGAAGTTGAAGACTTTGTTATGCCTTACGATGCACTGGGATTAGAAGTAGGTCGAGGTTGTAGATTTAGTTGTAGCTTTTGTACTTGGCCGTTGATAGGACAAAAAAATATAAATGATTATTTAAAAACACCCGAAATGCTAAGAGCAGAATTAATAGAAAATTGGGAAAAATGGGGAGTATGGAAATACTACATAACAGATGATACATTTAATGATAGTACAGAAAAACTTCAAGCATTTCATAGCGTAGTTAAATCATTACCGTTTACTCCTATATTCTGGGGATTTTTTAGATTAGATTTATTAAGATCACACCCAGAACAGATTCCATTAGTTAAAGAGTGCGGATTTAAAGATATTATCGTAGGAATTGAAACCTTTAATTCAGTTGCTGGAAAAAATATTAAAAAAGGTGCTAAAAGTGAAAACTTAAAACAAGCATTAATTGATTGTAAAGCTGCCTGGGGAGATGATGTCATGATCAGTAGTCAATTTATCACTGGGTTACCTGGGGAAAATTCAGAGTCTATTAGATATTCGACTGAATGGTTTATGAGGGATGATGCTCCTATTGATGCAATAGGATTAGTGCCACTGAGATTATATGCTCCGGATAAATGGGAACAATTTAGAGTTACTAGCGAGTTCGAACGAAACTATCAAAAATACGGATATAGTTTTCCTGATCCTGTAAACAGACCGTGGTATTGGGAAAAAGATGACGGAACCGATATTAAAAATTACAACGATGCCAAATTATTGGCCGAGGAATGCGAACAGAAGCTAAGTACCATATCTAGAAAAAGAAAATGGATTTTTAAACATAGTCCATTCGGCAAAGAAGACCTTACAGTAGAACGAATAAAATCATTATCGTGGGACGAGTATAAGCAAATTCCAACAGTTTCCGGTAATATGTTATTGGTAAAAGATCAAGTGATGAAAGATTATTTTACTCCATTGTTACAATTTTTAAGAGATATGCATGCCGACAAATAATGTAATTAATCATAGGAATATAAAGAATGAATCTCATATATAATTATAAAAATTGGATCCCAGAAGGGCTCATTGAAATGATTTTAAAAAACGATGGCAACATTGTTCCTGTGTATCAACCAGAAAAGTGGACTGGAGTTCCCGAATGGGACTGTGCTCGAATTGAGTTAGAAAATGCAGGCTATCCTGATTTAAAATATAAATTTCATCAATACACAATCGAAACTCCGTGTGTTCAACAATTTATAAAAGAAACTGGATGGAAATATAATCATCCAATATTCCCGCATTGGTGCGAGTACGGTCATTGGTGGATTGTAAAATATGCGCCTGGTGATATGCAACCGATGCATTTTGATCCGCACCTAACTGGCACAACTGATAGCTTACGATATACTATGATGCTAACTGATTTTGAAGATGGTCATATTTTTACTCATGATGATTATCTCCTCAACAACTATAAAATAGGAGATTTATTTCAGTGGTCCGACGCAAAGATGGTTCACGGTGCAGCTAACATAAGCATGACTCCGAGAATATCACTACAATTGAGCTTTTACAATAAATGAAATATATAGGAAATTATGCTGATTGGATAACTCCTGGGTTGGTTGAAAAAATTGTATCAACTAAAGGAAATCCTACTGTACTAAATCAACCTAAAACATGGGTTGGTCATCCTTCTCATGAGGAATGGTACAAAAAATTCTGTGATGCAGGATATGATCGGTTGAACTTTTATTCAAACATGTACACTAAGATGACTGATGATATAAAAGAATTTAAAATTTCACCGCCAATTGATCTCAACGGAAGAGAATGGGATTGGTGGTTTATTAAATTTCTTCCAGGAAGTGTTGCATGCATGCATTATGACCCGCACACTAAAATACAAGCTACTGCCACTCGATATTGGATGGCACTGATGGATTATCATCCCGGGCATGTGTTTGTGTCTGAGGGAGGAAATATGATGACTGGGTATAAAGCAGGCGACCTGTGGGAGTTTGATCAAGCAGATCTAATACACGGCGTGGTTAATCTAAGTATGATTCCTCGAGCAACTTTTCAGTTCACAACATTTGAACTTGGCCTCAAACACAATAAGAAAGAATTCTACACTGATCAGGACAGAAAGTAATATGTTAGATACCGATTCATCAACGTTTTTATTTAATTTCTCAAATAAGATAGATTTTGAATCTATTGTTACCTCTCTTGTTCTTAATCCAGGAAAGGATGTGTTACCTAATAAAGAATTATGGAGTAAATTAAATCCTGGGTATATTGAATTATTTTCTTTATGGGAAGCGGGTAATTTTAATCTTGCCTCAGCTAAGTGGACAAACTATTATCCAGGTAAAGATTATGATAAATCAGTTACCACTACTTTTGAAGAACAGTTAAACGTAAAAACTGCTAGATCCTGGATCAGCAGAGTAGATCCAGGATATTGTACACCGTGGCATTGGGACACTGATGATAACGAACAACATTATCTGAGTTTAGGAAAATTAAAAAGATTTAGTTGTCATGTGAGTAAACCCGAATTTGGTCACGTATTCTTGTTAGGAAAAGAAGCTCATTATTTTTGGAATCAGGGTGATACTCACGAATGGAACAATTATCATGCGTGGCATGCTGGTTTTAATTGTGGAGTAAAACCTAAATTCATGTTAAACTTATTAGCTTACGAGTAACTCTATATACAATACAGGGCTTTAACAATATAGTTTGTTATATACTGTTACAAGAGCATCATTAGGCCATTTAACATATGTTTCTAATGCTCTTTTAAAAAGTATTTCTACATTAACAATGCTGCCGTTCATTGCTTCATCAAATCTACCCATTGAATTAGGGCCTACCATTCCTTTAATCAACTCAAACTCAATAAACGGGTTTTCTTTTGATATGCAAGCATAAAAGTCAAAGGTTCGTAGTATGTTATCGTCATCAAAAAAGAAACAATGAGGATACAAACTGGGTTTGTAAAATCCCATATCTAGAATGCCAGACACTATAGAATGTAATTGGTGTTGCCAGTTAGGACAAACTTGATCGAGAGTTCTGTCACTGTATACGATAGTGTTTAGAGTTTCCCCGTGCCATTTAAAGAATATACGTCGACGACCATGATCAATATCGATGATTTCTGGACTCCACTTGCAATTTCTAAACTTTGATAAGTTAGTTATTTCTTTGTTAAAAAAGAAATCTATAAGTTCTTTAAAATTTTCTCGCGGGCCGTGTTTTAATTGATAATCGTTTTTTGAATCCCAGTTCATACAGAATATATTTCCTTCGGGATTTATTAACGGAGTGTAAAGCATATTCGAACGAGTGAGCCTATTTACAGTAGGATCAAATTTGTAATAATAATTCCAATTTTCTAAATCTGTCATTGTACTATCTCTAAATTAAAATATGATTCAACTTGCTCGTTGAGAGAATCTATCACACTACTGTCTGTGGTAAATGTTGCTTTGAATTCTTCCCCGGAGAAATTGTTCAACAGGCCTTTTTTATTTTGATTGTTGAGCCACGGACTGACTAAATCGTCAAAAATATACCTACGGTCTTCTACAATTTTTTTTAAAGTAAGTTTTACATTTATCGGATTAGGAATATTACCTCTAACTAATAATTTTCTAACCACTAATTGAATTCTAGGAACATTACTGAAATTTACGGCACTATGACGAATTGAAGTGTCTAACTCGTACCACTGAAAATCTTTGGTAAGCTCGAACATTTGACATGTATTGAGGTTTATTAAAAACGAATCTTTGGCTGCTAATGTAGTATGCCATCTGTCATCAATATCCGAATGCCCTATGTAACATTTACCGGGATCTAGTTTAATAATTCTAGCCTCGCCTGTATCGAATGGCAATGTTTTTAATAATTTATCCCAGGCTGAATTTTTAAATTCTTCTTTAATAGTCCAAGGATCGTAGAAAAAATTGTCAGTGGGAGTGTTAATAGACATTCTAAAATTAATATCAGGCAGATCAGTAACCGCTTCTGAAATAATTTTAGAATTTATTTGTATATTAAGTTTTTTAAACATTATAATAAATGTGAAAGTTCGGGAAATATGTCTTTAAAATCAGTATTACGTTGCGTATCCATTCTTTCTATATATTCTTTAAAATCGGGTAACAAATTAGTATGATCTTCAGCATCCATCCAATCTAGAATACCTTCCCATCTTTTCCACCCATATGGATTAGTTTTCCAAAATTCATCATCTTGTGTGTAGTTATCCCATAACCATTGTTTTAATTCAGCAAACAGTGTTCTTACTTCTAATTTATCTTCAGTAGGCAATACACGTAGACTTAACCAAGTGGGAATCCATAATAGATGTACACCGATCAACCCTCCTCCCATCATCTGGCCCGCAGCATTGGTATCCATATTGATCTTTTTAAATTTGCTATTAACTTTCCATTTGATCATTTCTGGAATATGTTTAATGTTTAAAATTTGCACAGCTAGTGCTATGTTAGTTTGAATATTACCAGGAGCGTTATCTAAAATATCTAGATTCTTTTTAATAACTTCCCACTTACTTGGATACCGTATATAATGATTTCGTTCTTCTATGCCGTCAAGGCTAAATCCTACCTTGACCTTACGAAATTTTGCCCATATCTTCATAATTGCGTCGTCTAACAGTAGTCCGTTGGTATTGTAACGAAGTGTAATCTTATCAGCGTATCCACGTTTAATAATTTCTTCTAAGAATTGTGTGTGCTCACGTATCATTAACGGCTCGCCACCAGCAAAATATAATTGTTTTAAATTAGGGATTTGCTCGTAAATTTCTTCCCAAAATTTAGGATTTTTATGCCAGAAATTATTAAATTCGCTCCGTTGCCAACTTAACTGTTTTTTGATCAACGGACTTTGAAATAACGGATATACTTTTTTATGCTCGCCTACCCATTGACTGCTATCATGTGGACTGCACATAATGCATTTAAGATTGCAAGTATGTCCTAACCGGAGATCTAAGTATTCTAATTTAAAAGGAACAGTTCCGTTAGCACCAGTTTGGGCTATTAGTTCAGGAATATCAATTTTTTCATCTTTAAACCATGTGCCGGTTTCCCAAATCCTTTTACTAGCAATACCTTTAGCTTCTTCATCAAAACATTTTTTGCAACTAGCAGGAGCTTCGCCAGCCAGCATTGATTTACGAACTGATTTCATGTAATTGTTATTAAATGCTTCAGTAGGAAGATCATGTGAAAAGTTTGCAGGCTGGCCGTCCTCCATCTTAACTAGTCCGACTGTGTAGTCTCCGCTATCAGCACCACTGGCATTTGCAACACAGCATACTCTCATGTCACCGTTTGGGCGAGTAGCTAAGTGTATCCATGGAAGAACACAGAAGCTAGGGCTCCCCGTTAGGTCTTGTAACTGTTTTTGCCATTTGCCCAGCTGTGTATCTTCCGATTGTATCCAAAAAGTTTTTTGTTTCATGAAATATTTATAGAATTATCTGATCATATAAATATTTCATGAAAGTTAAAATCGCTCCTTACTATTCTAAAGAGTTTTTAGAGACTGACAGACCGCAGCCGTTATCTGATGATTTTATCGAATCGTTGATCATCGATGCACTTGACGGAAATATTGAAAAAGATATCAGTAATGAAGTGTACAATAAATTTAAATTAGAGTTGATCAGTTTTATATCGTCAAGTACCCTTAATAACTTAACAGGCTTAGAAAAGTTTACCAACATCGACATATGCTCAGGGTGTACTCAATTTATTGATACTATCTATATGAAAGGCCCTGTTCAAACTTTTGAAGGCGATTACAGATACCATCAAAGATTAAATTCTGATATAGAATACACCAATGTGGGAAATTTAAAAAGAAACGTACCATTAATAATTGCCATGCCGTTTCCGAGTACAGGTGCAATGCATGAATCAATGCATTTAATTTTAGATGAGGCATATGCTAAACAAATTCCTGTACACATAGACGGCGCATGGATTACTTGTTGTAGAAATATAAATTTTAACTTTGATCATCCCGCTATAGAAAGTGTTGCTATAAGTTTAAGTAAAGGGTTAGGGTTAGGATGGAATAGAGTAGGATTGCGATGGAGTAAAAATACCAACGACGATGCTATCTATGTAATGAATAAATTTAATATGAATTTAAAAATTCCGGTAATAATAGGCAGACATTTCATGAAAAATTTAAAATCAGATTATTTGTGGAACACTCATGAATCAAGTTATTATAAAATTTGTAAAGATTTTAATTTAACTCCAACAAATAGTATATACCTAGCAATGAACAACGGCCAGCCAACTGGCGTTTCTCCTCTTATAAGATACCTAGCCCAATGAAGAGTAAAACATTTTGCATGCACCCGTTCACAGGGTTAGCCACTCGTGAAGATGGTGCAATATGTGCATGCTGTAGAAGTCATCCTGTTGGGGTTATTCAAAAACAGTCATTAGAAGAAATATGGAATAATGACACAATGCGACGTATTAGAAAGCAGGTGCTTAATGATGAGAGGCCGCCTGAGTGCGAACCGTGTTTTAATCTAGAAGACCAAGGAGTTGAAAGTCTTCGACAACGACATATTGCTGGCAAAATACCCGAAGCTAGAATTAACCTGTACCCAGACGCACTAGACAAGTTAACCGCTGACTATGCAATGCCATTTGAAATTCCCACCATTGAATTAAAATTGAACAATCTGTGTAATCTTAAATGTCGTATGTGTCATCCCATGGATAGTACCAGCTGGAATGATTGGAGTGAAGTTAAAGAATTCTACAAGAAAGAAGGCAACATTATGTATGCTATTGTAGAACAACATAACTTAGAAAACAAGCCATTTTTAGACAAGTTTCAAGATAATCCCGAATGGTGGAATAGCTTAGAAAAATTATTGCCGCACTTTAGAAGGGTGGAGTTTGCAGGCGGCGAACCCCTAATGGATCCTCAGCACTATCGTATTTTAGACATGCTTGCTCCGTACGGCGATCAAATTGAAATCAAGTATGCGACCAATTTGAGTATGTTAGGCAAGAGCAATCGTACTGTTTGGGAATATTGGCCCAAGTTTAAGTCGGTGGCAGTAAATGTAAGTATAGATGGACTATACAATAGTTACGAGTATATTCGCGGCAATGCTTCGTTTGCTGAAATGATTAACAACATAAAACAAATAAAAACTATACCTAATATTAGTCGCATTGTTGGTGCTGTTACTGTGCAAGTTAGCAATGTACTGATATTAGACAAAATGATTGAATATTTTTTAGACGATATTGGTATTATTTTTCATACACATCGTGTTGAGTATCCTAATGTATTGTCTGCGCAAGTACTACCACCAGAGTTACGACAATTAGCAATTGACAGGTTGCAATCTGTCAGTCTACGAGTTAAGAACTTTAAACTAGTTAACCAACATCCCGAACTGTTGGAGTATACACTAGGACAGATACAAGACAATATTAATTATCTTCAGGCAAGAGATCAACAAAACAAGTGGGCAGATTGTGTAGAATTCAACCGTAGGCTCGATTTAAGTCGTAATCAAAGTTTTACCGAGGTTACTCCAGAGTTCAAACCGTATGTTTAAATTAGTTTTGACTAACGGTCACGAGGATACTGTACTGTGCTTTAGAGTAAGAGACACTGCGATTGCACAAAAGTGGTTTAAAGAATTGCAAAAGACCTATCCGTTATATGAAACTGATCGATTTAGTAATTGGGGATCTCATAATTTTATTGAGGAATTAAATAGTTGTATCTCAGTCATTAACAATTATAAGAATGTAATAGATACATATGTGAATACTAATACATCACAGCAAGATTTAAATTATCTTCATAAATTTTTTGAAGATCTGAGAGGAGAGATAACGGTAGGAACTCCGTGGTTTAACAATGCTCCTGTTGAAGTAAAACATGCGGTTGAACGATTTAATATTGTTATACATCAGTTTGAAGCAGCATTGAGAACTGATAAGTTGCATCCAACAGTCGTTGTAACTTTTGCCGATCGACCACGATTTGAGCTAACTACAACGGATATGGATCAGTTTACCTACAAATGGGGCCGAGGTACTGTGTATATTAATTACTGTCATGTAGGAAAAACAGTATTGGATATTTTTAAAGATCAGGATAACATATCGGAAGCGATTAGGCCACAAACACATTACAGTGCAGATTTTATGATAAAATTCGGGCCAGCGACAAATTGGCTTGTGTATTTTGTAAGATCAGCAATCATCAATAAGTGGGTTAAGAGACAAAACTTTAAATTTAAAAATTTAAATATAGGTATGATTCCCGTAGCAGACTTAATAACTGTCATTGATAAAAAGAAACTGCTTACATTTAATAAAGTCAAGGAAGTAAATTGCATAAAATAACATCAGCGTGGCCGCATCAAGATCAGCTTAAAGTTGAGTGGAATTTAGGAAAGAGGTGTAACTATGACTGCACTTATTGTCCTAATAGTATCCACGATAATTTTAGTCCACATACCGATATCACTGTGCTAAAGGCAACCGTTGATAAACTATGCAACATAGGCAAGCCGTTGCGTCTTAGCCTAACGGGAGGGGAGCCATGTGTACACCCAGACATTGAAGAGTTATTAGAATATTTTAAACACAACGGTGTCTTCTGGGTCAATATTACTACCAACGGAACACGAGGATATCGCTGGTATTTGAAAAATGAAATGTTTTTTAATCATCTTGTGTTTAGCCTGCATTTCGAACATGAATGGAGTAGAGTAGTAGATACTATCTTAAAATATTACGACGAAACTGAACAAGACTTTTTTGTCAATGTTATGGCACATCACGATAAGATGGATCATGTTCGATCAGTTGTTAAAAAGTTTAAAGAATTGGGCATTCGATATGCTGTTCGTAGAATACGATGGACTGAGGGAGATCATAACGTGTTTGACGATATGCGATACAACGGTAATGATCTACAATGGATATTAGAACAGGATGCAACTGTTAAACCCAACTGCCGAATAGATGATGATAAAATTATGCATGCCAACGATGTTATCAAACTTCATCAAAATCAATTCAAAGGATGGACATGCAATGCGGGCTTAGAAAGTCTTATGATCAATTGGGACGGTGATGTGCATCGTGCTACCTGCAGGGTGGGTGACAGTTTGGGTAATATATTTCAAGATGAATTCAGTGTTCCTACTACGCCTATTACATGTACGAGAGAATGGTGTACCTGCGCCGCTGATATTCCACTAACTAAAATTAAAAATGATTAAAACTACAGCTATCAATTCATTAAAAAAAGATCCTATGATGGTAACATGGGACATAGGTCGTCGCTGCAATTTTGACTGCACATACTGCGAAAGCACCCGGCATGATATTGTTAGTCCGTATACACCTTTTGAAGAATTAAAAAATACGTTTGAGTTTATCAAGAACTGGACAACGATTTATAATACACATCGAAAAGATAAAATTGAAACTAATATTAATTTTACCGGTGGTGAACCAACAATCAACCCAGATTTTTGGAAATTGATAGAATATATCCGAGCCGATAGTGAACCGTATTTTTTAAGTCTTACCACTAACGGTAGTTGGGGTAAAAAATACTCCGAAAAAATAATTAACAATTTTAATGGAGTTACTATAAGTTATCACGCCGAAGCCAGTGAAAATTATAAAAAAAGAACAATCAATAATATTTTAGAATTGTCTAAAACCGATTTGTGGTTGCAGGTCAATGTAATGTTGCATGTGGATCATTGGCAAGAAACTACAGATGTATGTGATTTATTAAAAGAAAATAATATTCGATACAATCCTCGACCAATTGGAGATGGAAATCAAGATAGGACGGGATGGTTTACAGACAACGACGGATCAAAAAGAAGAACATCGCACACATATAAAACAGAACAAAAAGTGTGGTTTTTTAAAAATTTAAATATACCTTATTCCAAAGATTCAGGAAATGAAGGAAACACATTAGGCAGACAATGCTGTGGTGGCCGGTGTTTGAAAGGAAAGGTAGATGGAGAATGGGTTCCTATAACACTGGTTAATACAGAATTTAAAAACTGGAAGTGTATGGTCGACTGGTATTTCCTACATATAGATCAACATACTGGGTTAGTTTATCATCATCAAACTTGTCAAGCTACACACACTGGTCGGGGACCTATTGGATCATTGGTAAACGCTGACACATTATTGACTGATTTAGAAAATCGAATGAAAAATCCTGTGCCGATTGTGTGCCCTAACGATCGATGCGGGTGTGGTATGTGTATACCAAAAGCTAAAGAAGATTCAGACTTTAATGAGATATGGGAATCGTATACTTCTGCATAATTTTAGTATAGAGCAATTCTGTTTCTGCTTTAGGAGCACACATTCCGCATCTGCATAACTCTTTTTTGCAAGTAATCACCGGAAGTGTGTTATTTTCTAAATTGCTTTTAAGCGTTGATAAAATTTGGTCGGCCTGATCTATAGATCCAATCGGGCCCACTGTGCCATCAAACGTCATTCTACAATCTTTATTTAGATATATATTTTTTTCAACTTGTTTAACAAAGACAAAGAACCAATTAACACTGCAACTCCATCCTTCAAAGCGATTGTCAGGAACAAAAAATACTTGTTCATTAAAATTTTCATCTACCGCAAACGACTCTCCGCCACAACATGCTCTCCCCACTTTTGACATGTTAGTCTTGTTAGGTGATTTTTTAGCATCTTCTAATTTTTTGGATTCAATTTGAATAGTGCTTTTTCTTTTATACAACGTATCAAACCAAATAACTTGTTCTTGTTTGTAATTAAACTTTGTGTTGCCTTTAATTTGATCTAACTGTCTAGGAATATACTTGATGTTGTTGTGTTTACAAAACTCTATCATTTCTAAATTGTTTTCAAAATATTCAGGGTGCATCATAATAGAACACTGATACCACTTGTCTGTATCTCTCAACAATAATAAATTATTTTTGGTCTGCTGTTGTTGTCTATGAGTGCTTTCTGTATGATAAGAAACAGTAAATGAATCAACACTGTTTAAAATTTGTTTCCATTTCTTTTCAGTAGTCACTGCATTAGTAATACAATGGATTCTCAATTGCCATACATCTTTATATTTTGCATGTCTCTTGCGAGCTTCTTCTAGAATCTCTACAAAATTTGGATGATATATTGCTTCGCCTCCAAACAGATTTAATAAAACAACTTTATGATTGTCTGGTTTGTATTGCATATAGAGATTTGCATATTCTAATAAAAAATCTAAAGTGGCTAGACAGCTTTCATAACTGGGGTTACTTATTGAATTGTCATGACTTCCACAATAGCTGCAATCTAGATTGCATTTCATATTCAGTTCCCAATCTATATGAAAGATTGGAGATTGATTAATAGGTTCTAATGTTTTGAAGTTAGGCATATTTGTTTATAATTATTTCGCTAGTGCATTGGCATATCAGTTGTTTGCAAATAACTGGTACAAGTGTTGGATTAAAGTTATTGATAAATTCTAAATCATATAGATTATAATGATAATTTAATCCCCATATTTTTTGTTTACAATTTCCAGAGATTGTACCATCCTGAAAAATTTCTATGTGATCTACTCCGAGATTGCAGGTCCAGCCAGTAAAATGATTAATTTTATTTATGGTGAACCAATTGTTACTGGGGATTTGTATCTTCTCAGTGTCAGTGTCAACCCATGTAATTTTCTTCCAAACTGGATCTCTATTTACAGTGTTATACCAATCCATGTCTGGCATACGCTTGACTGTATCAGCAAAATATTTTTTTTGTTCTTCTGTATATTTTGTTTCACCATTATAATGTACACTCTTTGCAATAATAGGCCAAGGACAATTACTTAGTTTTAACTTTTCAATTATTGAAATACATTTTTCAAAATTGTTAGGATCCATTAACACATTAGCAACAGTATTCACTCCTTTTTCGTAGATTATATCTGCTACTTCTATAACATGATCAGTATCAACAAACTCGTGATGAACTGAAATTTCAATATCGTCAAACTTATCAGCGTTATCTATCCACCAATTTGATTTTCTAGATCCATTGGTACTTATGTTGATAATTGCGCCGAATTCTTCTTTAAGATACTTTGTTAAAATTGGAAGATCTTTCCATAATGTTGGTTCGCCACCAATTAGATAAAATTGAAATAAATCTTTACCGTTCTTTTTATAGAAATTTAATAAATGAGTTAAATTATTTTTAACAAGTTCTATATCTGGCCAACGTACTGTACCTTCGTTACTACCAGGAAAACAATAATTACATTTATAATTGCATAAATTTCCTAACATGTATTCTATTCTTAACATGTTAGGAGGATAATTATTAGTAATTCTTTTAATTTTCATTTAAATTTATTTTTTCAACAATTTGTTCTTGGGGCTTAGTAAATAATTTTTCCGATGAGGAACCGCAAATCCTGGCACATGTTGTTAATTGTTTTCTATTCCAATAATCATACCATACTGTTTGCCAGTTAGTTGATTCAATAATATCGCTAATAGACAAATTTAATGCATTCAGCTGATCAATTCCTCCCAAGTCAGCTATTAAATTAGAATACTGACCACTGATAGTTTGTCTAATGCCATTAATAATACTATCGGGGTCAGTGTAATACAATGGAGAACTGGCAATAAAACAACACGGGTATACTATTTTTGCTGCATCAATATACACTTCATTGCTGTCTAATGCCTTACACGAAACTACTGCATTGTTAGTCCACGATTTTATTTTTTTAATAGTGTCTTTATTAATAAACTGTACTTGGTTATCTGTAGGCGGTTCAATATAGTATAGTACGTTTCCTGCATTGTCTCTTACATCGAATTGCGAAGACCCTACAAATCTAGAAGAATTTTTTACATTAAATCCAACAAATCCTAACTCTTTTGCTCGTTTCTTAGCTTCATCAACTTGGTGTTCGTTATGTTTAAATTTTATAAACACCCACTCAGCACAGCCACCATTGTTAATAAATGCAGTAGCATTTTTTATAACATTGCTGTAAGTAGTACCTTTTCGGTATAGATGATGAGTATCTTCTAATCCATCAATCCCAAATATTACTCTATGATTTTTTGGTAATTTAGATGGTAATGATTCCCACCACGATGTAGATCTTGCTCCACCGTTTGTGTGTATTCTTAAATTGATATTTTGATTTACAGTTGAGACATATTCACACATGTCTGCTAAATTATGATTTATGATTGGGTCGCCAAAGTTTCCGCAAAAATATAAACTTTCTACTTGAGCTAATACTGCCCTTGATATAATATTCTTAAAATCGTCAGTTGTCCAATCATTTAATATTAAATTAGGGTTGTCAACCCCACCGTGAATATTTCTACTACACATAGGACAACTTGCTTGGCATCGATTAGTAATTTCTAAATGAATGCTCTTGAGTTCGGAAAATTTAAACATGAATATATTTAAGTAGTATGCACGGAACACTAAATATTTTCATGAATACTAATCACTTATTTTCAATACCGGTATCCACTGCAGATCTTCCTCCAATTTCTAAAAACATTATTGATTTTATCAAACAAATCGAATATGTACCTTGGTATAATGCTGATAACTACTATCTTTCGATATCCAAAGAACGGCAAGTGTTAGATACTTTTAAAATTCTGCAACCGTTGCACCACGACATAATGAAGGCTGCTAACCAATATTGGCATGATGTGATCGAAGCCGATAATTCAATAAATTTAAAAATTAGACATAGTTGGATAACTCGTCATAAGCCAGGAGAATGGAATCCTGCACATACCCATTCCACTAGTTTGTTTACATCGTGTATATATTTTCAAGGTAATAAAGATTCAGGTGACCTTATTCTTAAAAAAGATAATAATTATCTTAATTTGTTTCCAAGTATGATCGATATAGACTATCATACCAGTAACTTAATAAACACTAAAAAATTTGTTATTACTCCGACCGATAATTTAATTGTATTTTTTCCTAGTCATTTATTGCATGAATCGTCTAGAAATCTTGGAACAACTGATAGATATGCTTTAAATGTAGATTATTGGTTTGAAGGTACTTTAAGAAAAAATAGCAATGGATTTGATTCTATTTTTTAAATGCATGAGAAATGCCCCATTCTCTCTCAAGGCACCAGTAGCAAGTTTTACAAACAGGAATAGTATCTCCGGGAGTATAGGTTGTATAATCTAAATCTTTAAATATTTCTGGATTCATTTCTACATCACCTTCGCAACTTCTAGTCATATCTAATAAATTTTCTAATCGCAGTGTTATGTATTGTTCTACTGTCCATCGTTTGTCAACAAAAGCTATAGGACTTATAAACCAGGGATCATTCTCTTTATCATACTTGTACATCGTGTAGTGAAATGCATTTTCTTCTGTTAATGTATCGATATCTATAACTCTATCGTTGGGCTCGTTTTCAAAATTTACAAGTTTTGGGGATCGATTTATAGCTGCATATATTGCAGAAATTCCAAGTTTTTTTGTCATAAATTTATCAAAATTAATAGTTTCGATAACCCCACCCGGGAATGTTTTTCCTGGAAAATTGCCGGGAAAGTCTTTTCCAGTAACAGGGAAAAATTTAGGTTCTAAAATTGGAGGAATTAAGTTTTGATATCGGGTTGTAATGATATCATCAAATTCATTTTTTAAATACTCGTATGTTATTGTTCCGTGATAATCTTGCCACGGTTTTGTGTCCCACCATCGAATATGATTTAAAATAACAACCTTGGTTTTATATTTTTTTTCTTTTATCAACGAACATATTAGATATGTTAGCATTGTTGAATCGGCCCCGCCAGAGCAATTGATACCAATTAATGGCCAATTTTTATCTAACAATATTGGGTATCCGTCTGGCAAATATTCGATTATATTGTTTGCCAGACTGTTTTTATATAGAGTTTCTAATTCTTGGTAATTATTATAGTTGGTTATCATTTAAAATCTTGTAGGAGTGGTTCGGCAGTTGATAGCATCAATGTCATAGTTAACATCAATTTTCAATGTGTCGTTAAGATACAAAAACGCTTCAAGGGGAGTAGGATGTTTGTCTATTCTATCGGTATTTATTATAGTTTCTAGTAATGGATATTTAATATTTTGAAACAAATCTTTATACATATTGATAACATCGGGTGCCATCAAATATAGTTCATTGATTTCAATTCCTTGAGATAACTGCCGTTGACAGATAGTCCATCTTTTCTCTATCTCTTCTATTGTTATCTTATCATTGCGAATATCGTTATATACTTTATCATAATCAAATCGTATTAATGGAATACTGTTAAGATTAACCCAGTCAACTCCCAAATTCGATAACATGTGTTGAGTTGCTTCGATAGCTGCTAAGTCTCTGATTAGATTGCCGGTCTCAAACTTACCAAAATCGTTCATCCATTTTTTTCCGTATATCTTTTTTCGTTGATCTGTAACTGCAAATGTCCATTTATCAGTGTACCTGTCCTCTCTTAGAGCACTAGTCCACATTATACCAATCAAATCGCCTTTAGAAAAATTATTTCGTTTATGGCATTCGACAATGGAATTAAAGATGAATTGATTACCAGCAGCATGTTCTCCCCAGTTTTCATAAATTGAAAAATGTTGTCCAATTAGGTCTGCCCAGGTAGTCCATTTATATTTGGTAAAACTGCAACCAAATGAAAAAAATCTATTATAAGATTTTAAATTTATGTTTTCAACTAGCATTGCCTACCTATAATCATGTATCTAGTATACAACGGCAACTCTAATTCTCCTGCCCATACAACATTAAGATGGCTTTGCTGTTTAAATTCTTCTAGGCTACTTGCAGTTCTAACATGCTCCGGTATTGCATAGTTGTTGCTTTGCACCACTATCAAACTATTATAGGGCATACCGCTTAACCATAAATCATATTGATCCTGTGCGATGTGTTCGCAGCTGGTGTTGATAACGATATCTGCATCGCTTCGGATAGCGCACATGTCAGCGGTGACTGCACGGAATCTGCCATCCATCTCTTCTATCTTATTCATTGTTGTGGCAATAGATTCACATGTAGGATCTATATCTATGCTTCTAATATGCTTAGGGTCAAAATAAGTTGATTGAAAGAGCATACTGGCCAACACTCCTACCCATCCACCGTGAATATCTATAGTTGGGCGGCCATTACCGTCTGCTACTGAGAACAGGTTTTGTATTAACCATTCTTTACTTTTAATCTGACCAGCCCAAAACGAGTCAAGTGTTCGCATAGGATCAGGACTGTTCCTAATGGCACACATCCAGTGATGTAGGTGTTCTGTATTTATTTGCATTTTGGTATTTTGCTATCTGCTGAACTTACGCACGAAGGAGTTATACACTTCTGCGGTTTTGTAAACAGATCGAACCCTGTTAATATATTTCCCAACGGTTGGTCATGGCAACTGTAACTACGCTTGACTTCAGTACCTCTTATTATAACACTTTGATATCCTGAATTGCAAGTCCAATCTTTAAAACGATTAAATCCGTAGGCATTAAATCTCTCAGCTTGGTCAAACAGATATTCAGTATTGTCCGCATCATACAGGGCTATTTGATATGTTTCTTCGCCATTGGCATGCTGGGGGAATCCTGTTTGCATCTTGTCAATCATGTCTTCAGTGTAGCCCTCTACAATGCCGCTGGCAGTGGGGTCGCTTTGCGGTTTCAGTGTGACATTGATACCTCGAGCACGCAGTCTAGCCATTCTATCATATAGTTCGTAGAACTTTTCTGGAACCATCACTTGATTAACAGTAACATGAACTTGCTCATACATTAGTTGAAGACACTTGTCTCCAAACTCTTGCTCCCGGGCGAACTCATCGTGAAAGCTGGCTGTGATACTACGGCGTTGCAACATTTCGGTATTCCTACACCAAGTGTTCCACCATTTACTGCCAGGTGACAAATTGGTAGTCATGTGTATGCTTTGATATGTGCTTTCTAGTTCGTCTAGGTGCTTGACTAAATTCAATAACTGTTTATATGCAGTTGGTTCGCCGCCGCTGAAACTCCAATGGAATTCTGTAAATCCATTCGATCTAGCCTGCCGTTTTATTTCATCGATGGTGTCGATATACACTTCAAAAGGTTGATAATCAAGTTTGTCTGACCTTGCATAGGGCCAGCAATAACTACAATTGTAATTGCAGAACCGGCCAAGTATCCAACTTGTAGAGAATAATGGGCGAGATAGCATTGTCCGTTGTCCAAATCGAACAATATTTTGGAAAGGAATATCTTGGAAATTAACTGTCATAATGTGCTATTATTTAACAGTTAGGGGCTTGCATTTATAAAAAGAAGGTTGTATAATTAACTTGTGGTCGTAAGCAAATAGGCAAAGCTCCCGCTCGACCCATAGTCGAGAGTGGGGACGGGACGATGAGTGTAACTCGCAGTCTTTGCAGGTTCGGATCCTGCCGATCACACCATATTTTTAAAAGGAAAATAATATGTCAAACACAGTAGAACAGATGAAAGCGGATATGGAAGTGGCACTAGCCGAATACTCAAAGTTTATCGCAGGTAACAGCTCTGCAGGTACTCGTGCTCGCAAGGCACTGCAGGAAGTTGGCAAAGGTGTAAAAGCTCTACGTAATGAAATCACAGCAGAAAAGAACGTAAGAGCAGAAGCCAAGAAGGCTGCTTAAATGTATCCCCAAGACGATGATGTAATCGTTCTTGGTGCTGGCACTAACACTATCACTATAGATCCTAGTTATTATAATTTAGGTGCTACTGTTGGGGGATTTACTTCAGCTGCCGGTTACAACGGTATCTCGTATACTACAGGTACTACTAGTCCTTATACCATAAACACCAATAGCCCTTATAACACTGCCAAGGTTGTGCTGGATGAAAAAGGCATTGAAATAAAAGCTGGTGCCGATCTTGTAGTAGGTGGTAAGAGTCTAATGAAGGTGCTTGCTGGCATTGAAGAACGTCTGGGCATCCTACATCCCAATCCAGAGTTAGAAGATCGTTGGGACGAGTTGAAAGAACTGCGTGAGCAATACATAGCAATGGAAAAGGATCTTTTAGAAAAAGAAAAGATTATGAAAATATTAAAGGAATCTTAAATGAATGTTCAACTACTCAGTTACAGCCAACCCACTGAACAATTTAGATCACACGGTATCACGGATGCGCAGGAACTCATTGCGTATTGCGCCCGTGTTTCCAATCCCAGCAATCAGTTCAACACAGACACAAGCGAAAAACTCATCAGATACCTGGTCAAACACGCACACTGGAGTCCACTCGAAATGGTTTCAGCTTGCGTTGAAATCACAACAACAAGGGATATTGCTCGACAAGTTCTGCGACACCGCAGTTTCAGTTTCCAAGAGTACTCACAAAGATACGCTGATCCAACAAAGGATCTCGAGTTTGTACTGCGAGAAGCTCGTCTGCAAGATACAAAAAATAGACAGAACAGTATAGAAACTAACGATGATAGACTGACTACAGAATGGCATCGTCGACAGCAGTTGGTTATTGATCTTGTAAAAGAACAATACAAGTGGGCTATTGATAACGGCATTGCCAAAGAACAAGCTCGTGCAGTTCTTCCAGAAGGTAATACTGTAAGTCGCATGTATATGTCAGGAACCTTACGTAGTTTTATACACTATTGTGAATTAAGAATAGATAATGGTACACAGAAAGAACATCAATTGGTTGCGTTGGCTTGTGCTAAGGCAATTGCTGAAATCTTTCCAATGACAGAAAAATTAATTAACAAGGAGTAATTATGTACGCAACAACATACCGTTCAGCCACTGAACTAAATGAAGCAATGGGTAGAGTCTACGGACACATGGGCATCGCTGTTATTATCAGTATGATCGTGAGTTATTTTGTAGGAACAACTCCCGAACTACTGCAATTCTTTTTTACAGGTATTACAAAATGGGTTGTAATTTTTGCACCGTTAGCGGCAATTCTTGCAATGACGTTTGCAGTTGACCGTTTTGATAAACAAGGACTACGGTTATTCCTTTATGGATTCTCTGCACTAATGGGACTGAGTTTTGCCACTATCTTTGCAGTCTACACTATGGGCAGTATCTTTACAGCCTTTATGGGGGCCGGTGTGTTGTTTGGTACTATGAGTCTGTATGGTTACTTTACTAAGAAAGACCTAACAGGAGTAGGATCATTAATGTTTGTGGGATTGATTGCAATCATTATTGCCAGTATCATTAACATCTTTATTGGTAGCACTGTGATGCAGATGGTTATCTCGGCAATCGCAATTATTGTGTTCTTGGGACTAACTGCATACGATACACAGAAAATTAGGCAGATTGTGTCACAGGGTGGAGACACTGGCAAACAAGAAGTAATGGGAGCATTAACTCTGTACCTAGATTTTATCAACTTGTTTATTCACCTGTTGCAACTGTTTGGTAATCGCAAGTGATGTCTAAAGAACTTGATCAGTTCTGTAAAAACTACGAAGTTAGGGTAGTTAACGATACTGGGAGGCATGCTCGGTATCGTGCTCCACAGTTTTTTACAGATCCATCTGGAGCCGACATTATTCAAGATCATGTAGAATATCAAACTGAAAAACTCTACACGCTACAGATACCCGAAAGCCGTTTGAACACACTGATGGAAATGGAAAGACGATTCTTCAATGCTAATCGCTATAGTGATCGACCTGTTGCAATGTTTGAAGTGCTGATGGAGAAAGAACGTGAAGAAGCACACTTTCGATACACTAATGCTTCTGTACAAAAAGCATACGAGCAATACTCAATTATGTTAAATTTAGCGGGATATCAAAGGAAGTTTTAATATAATGGTTGACTTGTAGATAGTATACTGTTATAATAAGTACATAAACAACAAGGTGAGATAACATGGCACAGCACAGTAATTATTGGAGTTGCAGTAAATTTGCAGATTGGCTTCGCGGCACTAAAAAGCTGTCAGTTGGTACCAGCGAACAATGGGATGAGTGGACCACTACAGCCCAAATGAAACACAATTTTCGTTACTGGCTAGCAGAAGAAGCACTGGATTACATTCAAGACTTTGTCACATGGCCTGTAAGGAAAATCTACGATGTCAAGTATTATATTAACAATCGCTGGGTTACTCGTACTCACGCTCTTACTGCACATCCTAGGGATATCAAGCCCGGTGGCTGGCGTGATGTGGGCTACCGCTTTCTTCCTTGTTTGTTTAATGAGCTGGTAGATTTTGTTGAGGTAGAAACAGCCTGGATGCAGATTGCTTGGGGTGATAAGACCGAACGAGAAAAATATGCGGCCCCATTCTATGCTACAGGTTGGTTTCGCTGGAGAACATGGCGTTGCCCTCAAGCCGGACTTGACCACTTGAAGTGGGCGGCAGCACTGAAGCACGACGAAGACTACTGCAAAGACCAAAAGTACTATGGTAAGCCAACTCCGCAAGCTGTAAAGGCACAGGAAGTGATGGACTTGTATACCTGGTGGACTACTACATATCGAGCTCGTCCTGACCCATATGATGCGTCAGGGTGGACTGCGGTGTGTGAAAAGTCTCGTGAACTCAACGGTGGCAAGTGGACCATGACAACTCCTGCTAGTCTCAAGAAGGAAAGTACACAGTGTCACAAACTGCTACAAAAAATTGAAGCAGCCTATGAGAAAGAAGATACCGAAATGCTGATTCGCCTGATAAAAGTGCGCCACGGACTATGGACATGAAACCCACTAGTGCATTTCGGGTATGGATATATAATATTTGGATGGACAATCGTGAAGAACGGTTGACAGTAGGCAGCGATCCTGTTACAATAAAAGAATATTGGAACAATTATAAATGGTGGTTAAAACGTGAGTACAGACATCAATCAAAACGATAGCATCGGTGAGCTTTATCAAGAGTATTGGGCAATACATGCTAAAATGATTGATAAGGATCATAACCCCTTAGAGATTGCTGCAATCTTGGTATCGCAAGCCTTGGCCATTTATAAAACTATTTTAGACAACGACGAATACAACGATATGGTTGATAGTATTTCCGCCAGTAGAGGTCAAATACAAGAGTTAACCCCAGACATAGGAATTTTACATTGAAAACACAAACACCAGCAGAAGGCATTCTTTTAATCAAAGATTGGGGTGCATCGAGGATGTATAAAGCTGTATGTGACTGTGGCGATAACGATTGCACTCACACAATAGACATCGAAGCAGATGATTTTGGAGTGCATGTCACGGTTTATACACGGACACGAACTAACTTTTGGTCTATGTCACGGTGGTCTCATGTTTGGCGGCTGTTGACTAAAGGACACACTAATTTTGAAACTAGTATTGTGTTATCTGAGCAAGCAGCTCTTAACTATGCCGAAACGTTAAAGAAAGCAATAAATGATGTCAAAAGTTTCAAAAAGTCCTGATCGACATAGTTTTCAAAAAACTGGATATGTTAATCGCATGACTGAAAAAGAACAACCTTTAAATAAGGACTACCTTGATCTATTCGAACGGATAATAGATGATCATGCTCACAAGTTCGACGACCCTGAATCTCGAAAAAATAATATGGAGTATGATCTTCTGACTACAGATTGGATCCTTGAAAAAGCTCGAGACAGCGAATCATATTCTCAAAATATCTATTCGGCAATCTGTAACAACGATTTCCAAAAGTTAGAGGTTATACCTGTACTCAAAGGTGAAACTTGGGGCGCCTCGTGGCGGAGTGCTGGCGGCATTGTCGCGGACATGCGACAGGAAGGTGACTATATTAATTGGTACTGTAGTGGTATTGGCAATAAAGATACTGGGTACGGACTAAGCCATGATCAAACAGAAGCCACAGCAGGATATGTACCAGAGGGTTGTATTACTGATGAAATCCGATGTGATTTGCAACGGCTTGGATGGGCAATAGTGCCGGGCGGTGATTGGGAAAAATTTAAAAAAGAAAACGAAAAGTAAAAATGAACTACGAATTTTACGAAGTTTGGGGTATTGAAGAAGATGGTTTCGAAGAATTGTTGGAAACAACCAGCAGTAAAACACAAGCAGAAGAACTAGCACAAGCCAATTTAGGATTGGGATATTTCCAAACGGTGATATATCTAGAAAACGAACAGGGCGATTTGGCCGAAATTAACCGTTTTGAACACAGTTGACATGATACAGTTTTGGTGTTATAATATATATAATTAAACAAACAGGAGTATTAAATGGCTACTAAAGCAAATATACGAGCACGTACCCGAGGTAATCCAGATCCTAAATGGGCCGAATGGGAGACTATGAATGGCGAAGAGTACCACAACTATCGTCGGCGTGCTATCCAATATTACTATTCCGAATACAAGACTGCCGATCTAATGGCGGACGTTTATGCTTGGATGAAAGAAAACAAATATACCGCAGAAGATATTAAGTTTGCTAAATCTAATGGTTCTTCAGGAATGACTCAAACTGCAATCATTGCACGTTGTCTACGCACTGGCATGCCTGATTTTAATCCTAAACACAATGAACACTGGCAGGTACTAGGCGGAACTAGCGGAGAAATTAAACCAGTTACCAACTTTGTAAAAGAACGGATTGCCGAAGCAATTGCTAAAGGAAAAGCAGGATATGTTGAACCTGTAGAAGTCGATCCTGATGCTCCTAAAGCGTATGTTCCTAGTATTCAAGAACGTGTTCGCGATGCTGCTTGGGCAATGACTGATGAAATTGAAGATGCATTAGAATTGTTTAATGCAGACATGGATGCGTTTGATCCTAAATCGTTTAACATGTTAAAGTTGTTGCGAGGAAAACAGGTTAAAGCTGCTCATGCTCGTATTATTAAAGACCTGTATGTTAGACAGCATGAAGAATTAGCGGAAGCTAACGGCACTAAAGATGAGCAATTGAAAGAAGCCTATGCACATATGTCAAAGGCTACTCTTAAAAAGATTACACTGTTCTATCAAGAAATCGTAAGTGCTTGCGACATGTTGGCACAAGAGGCCAAAGTCAATCGTAAGCCAAAAGCTCGTAAGGCCAAACCTGTAGAGAAGATCATTGGTAAACTTAAATATGCTAAAACACACGAGCCACTAAAGTTAGTTTCAGTTAATCCTGCTGATATCGTTGGCAGCAAAGAATTGTGGATTTACAATGTAAAAACACGTAAATTGGGCAAGTATGTTGCAGCTGAGTTTCACGAATTAGGTATTAAAGGCACAACAATTACAGGATTCAACGAAACACTCAGTGTACAAAAAACGCTGCGTAAGCCAGAAGATCAATTCAAAGAGTTCAAAGCTGCTGGCAAGGTGCAGTTACGCAAGTTCTTAGACGATATCAAAGCTGTAGATATCAAACTAAACGGACGTATTAACGAAGATACTGTACTGCTCAAAGTGCAATAAATAGTGATGTAGGCTAGAAAGCAGGGTTAGGCCTGCTTTTCTTTTGGCGGATAAATACATTACTATGAATAACATCGACAATATTTTAACCGCATTGGGCGATGAGCTTAAAGGGTTAGCGCAACAAAGTGCGCCAAATACTAAAGAGATAGCTCGTAAACTTCCGTTACGGTCCTTGACGGGAGATCACATCAATGGCGGCACCGTGCAAAACTTTGCCAGTACAGGTATCAAAGATACTGCTACAAAACCACAACTAACTATTGACGATTTTGGAGTTCATGCCACTAGGTTAACTGTAGAAAATTTAGAAAATTTAACAGTGAGTGGCACATTAAAAGTTAAGATTTTAGAAGTTGACGAAATCAAAGCTGACATTAAATTTGAAAAAGATACTCCTATTGTATTTTCGGGCGATCAGTTAGACGGAAAAGGACTATTATGGGCGGGCAGTGGTCATACTAAACAGTTTATCTTTTCAAGTAAGCCGGACAGATTCTTTGTATCAGAGAATATGGACTTTGCTCGCGGTAAAAGTATCACAGTTAACAATATTAAACTGATTGACGAAAACGAACTAGGACCGACTGTTACAAAAAGTAATCTCCGTGAAGTTGGACAGCTGAACGGTTTAATTGTCAACGGCAACGTTAGAATTGATCAATATATTGTGTACGATAGTACAACTAATAGATTAGGCCTAGGCACTGAAGAACCTAATGCTGCTCTTAGTATTGTAGACAGCGGAGTGGAACTTGTTCTAGGTTCCAAAGACAGCGTGAAAGGATTTATCGGCACCTACGCTAGCAATAATTTAGAATTAGGTACAGATAATACTGCTAGAATTAGCATAAGTGCTAGTGGTAATATATCATTAGGTAATAGTAAACTTGCACCCGTGCAAGTATCAGTTCATGGCAAACTATCGGTAAGAGTTAATACTCCTGATCCAGAAGTTGACTTGCATGTTAACGGTGCAATCAAATTTAACAACAGACTGCAAAAATACGATAAAACATATCCTATTTCAGGATCGTATAACGAAGGAGATATTGTGTGGAATATTACTCCTAAAATGAATACCTATGTCGGTTGGGTATGTATACAAACTGGAGCGCCCGGATTGTGGGCGCCATTTGGTAAGATTGGAAATTCATAAGATGTCTAAAATAAATGAGCTAGCAAAATTATTAACAGAGGTCTTATCAGAAGGTAAGGATATTGATTCTTCAGAATTTCCATTTATTAATATAACTGGTGATATAAACGGTAAAGGGATATTATGGACTGGGCAAGGATATAATAAACAATTTATATTTTCTTCTAATCCTGATAGATTTTTTCTATCTGAAACATTAGATCTTGCTCGAGGTAAATCTATTTCAATTAACAATATTGATGTTTTATCAGAAAAAGAACTAGGACCAACAGTTACTAAAAGCAATTTACGTGAAGTCGGACATTTAAAAGGACTTATTGTAGATGGTGGATTTAGAGTAAATCAATATTTGGTGTATGATGCCAACACTGATAGACTTGGACTAGGTACTGAAGAACCCAAAGCAGCATTAGATATTGTTGATCAGAATATAGAAATAGTAATCGGAGCATCAGATCCTAACGTAGGATTCATTGGTACTTTCAATTCTACTGATTTAGAATTAGGAACTGATAACACTGCTAGAATTACCATACAAGCAGGTGGCAATATTGTACTAGGTAATCCTTCTCAAGGTGACTCTAAAGTTACAGTGTTAGGAAAATTAGGTGTAAATGTTTCATCTATTGATCCTAGAAGCTCATTACATGTTAATGGTGCTCTAAAATTTAACGACAAGCTACACCTAAGTGGAAACAGTGAACCTACTTCAGGTGCGTTCAATGAAGGTGATATAGTATGGAATACTGATCCTCGTCCTGGAAAATTTGTAGGGTGGGTATGTACAAGAGCTGGTAATCCCGGAGTGTGGAACGGCTTTGGTCGAATCGAATAATCTAAAAGCCGTTGTTATTGGCAACGGTGAAAGTCGCCGGCTCGTTGAACTAGAAACTTATAGACCGGATCATACATTGATAGGGTGCAATGCCCTTCATAGAGATGTTACAGTAGATCATCTTGTATGCTGTGATCGACGAATGGCTGCAGAAGCTACTGATAATCAAGAAACTAAAAATACACTGATCTATGTCCGCCCAGATTGGTTCCATTTTTTTAGAAAAATACAAAAAAATAAAAACATTAGACTAGTTCCTGTTTTACCTTACACGGGTGATACAAAGAAAGATAATCCTGATCATTGGGGCAGTGGCGGGTTTGCTATTCTGTTAGCAGCAAGTTTAAAATTTGACAGTGTTGAATTAATTGGGTTTGATTTATATCCAATAGACAAAGCAGTCAATAACATCTACAAAGATACAATTAATTATTCCAAAGCCAACACTCAGCCTGTTGATTATTCTTATTGGGTATATCAAATATCTCAAATCTTTATGTATTATCCTAATACACAGTTCATTATAAGAAATCATGCATTATGGCCTATGCCAAGCGAATGGCAGAAAAATAACGTCGAGTTTGTTGCATTATAAATAGTTTTCTAGTATACTAGTTACTAGTGGACTAAGACGCTCATCCCACTTTAAATACTCTGCGTGTCATTGTTAACAAGGAAAACAACAATGGCAAAATATCTTTCAACAAAAACATACGGCACAGACAGAGGGCTGTCATGTTGTTTTAGACAATGGCGTGCCAATCATAGTCATTGCAGTCTATTGCATGGATACAGTCTTGGCATTAGACTGGTATTTGAATCAACTGAACTAGACGAAAAGAACTGGGGAATGGATTTTGGCAGCATGAAGCCATTCAAAGCCTGGGCTGATTGGATGTTTGATCATACAACAGTTATTGCTCAGGATGATCCTAATCTAGATTTCTTTAAGAAGATGGCGGCTATTGATAGTCCAACTTTCAAAGTGCCCGAGGCCAAGCCCGGCGAAATGGTGTTGAATAGAGATAACTTTACGCCATTCCAACGAGGCGGCTTGTGCGACCTACGCATTGTAGAGGGCGTGGGCTGTGAAATGTTTGCCAAGATGTGCTTTGACAAAATGGCAGATATTTTGAAAAATGGAACTCACCGCTATCCAATCAATCCTACAGTACGCATTAAAAGCGTGGAAGTATTTGAACATGCCGGAAACTCCGCAACCTACGAAGGCTAAACTTTGGCGGATTTGGTCAAAAGCACTAGGTGAGAAAGCAGGGGCTACCAATCAGGAAGCTGATAGGGTAGCACTTGTTCGTACTGCAATTGTATTGTGTTATATCGTCACTAACATGTTTATTATTGCAGGAGTAATTAGACATTGGTAGAAAATGGAATTGTTAACCGAAACTAAAGCAGAACGTAAAGCTCGTAAAGCTGCTGCGCAAGCAGAAAAAGAACATACGTCATCAGCAGCTATCCCACAAACTGATCGAGATCAAATAACAGTGCTGTGTGTTAGGTTAGGCAATAAGTATGGGCGAGAATATGTAGAAAGATTGCGCAATATGGTCAGCAGGCATATTACAATACCTTACGAGTTTGCCTGTTTAACGGACGATCAACATCCGATCGAAGGCGTTCGCAGTATTGTGATATCTGATCAAGGCTATGCAAAAAAATGGTGGCATAAGGTGCATATGTTTAATCCTTTGATGCCGTTAAAAGGACGTATACTATATCTTGATCTTGATGTTGTTATTAGTGATAATATTGATAAGTTGGCATTATTTGATACAAACTCATTTGTAGGTATATTAGACTTTAATAGAAAGTTTCATGCTAGTTGGAAATATCTCAACAGCAGTGTTATGGCGTGGAATCACGGAACACAAACACACATTTACTCCCAATTTAAATCTAATCCAAACGAAGCTATGCGGCTGCAAGGTGACCAAGATTGGATTTGGAAGGTGGCAAAGGATCAGATCAAATGGTGGCCGAGAGAATGGATACAGAGTTATAAATGGGAAATTCGCAGTCGCGATGAGTTAGATCTAAGGAACAGTAAGCGGCAATTCAAAACTGTTCGAGACGATGTTATAATTCCAAAAAACTGTGCTATTGCTGTATTTCACGGCGATCCAAATCCTCTAGACGTACAAGACAAATACGTCATTGACAACTGGCGATAAAGGTGTTATAATAGTAGCATGACAAATACTACTACACCTGAAGAACTACACAAGTTGCTACTTGAAAATGAGTGCATTGTGACATTTAGTAAAATCAACGGCGATGTTCGAGAGATGCCGTGTACTCTGCGAGAAGATATTGTACCACCTGCGCTGGTACACGAGACTAATACAGATAATCCAATTGACTTTCCAAAAGTTAAAAAGCCTAATCCGGCTGTTATGAATGTTTGGTGCACAGACAAGAAAGAATGGCGCAGTTTCCGTATTGCTAACTTTGTATCAGTGAAAGTAAAAAATGAAACTAACGCCGTACAGCCGGAATAAAATTTTAGAAAGCATGTCTCGTTGGGATATGCCTAAGGAGTTTGCCGATCCTATGTACAACTATATTGTACACGGATTTAATCCTGGCAGTTGTTTTACAGCAGTTCTAGCCAACGACTTTCGCCGTGCTATTGGTTCTAGTCATCCTAACAATACTGTAGAAGCATTTAAAGCATTAGCCGATTGGATCGAAGAATGTATGCCTCCTGAAACAAAAGGTAGCTACAACAATGTTGAAGTTTGGTGCAATTTGCCCGAACAGACTCGTAGATCGATATTAGCAGATTACGAAATTATCCTTACCGAAGCAGAAGAGATTTGGATGGCTTTGCAAGGTAAGCCCACAAATGAACCACAGTTGTATTAATGAAAGAATCTATGATTAAACGCCTCGGCTTTGCCTGTAAATGGCTCAATGACCCCAATGAATGTGGGGGCATGAAAGTGAATGCTGTAGATCGCGAACTCAACGGTCGTAGCACCACCATGCGCTGGTTGCGTGAACATCCACTAGAAGCCGAACAGCGACAATGGGACATTATGAATCACAACACTGCCGCTGCTATAAAAATGATTGAACGTGTGGCCACACTGCCGCCCGAACGTAGAATGGTGCGATTGGGTTCAGAAATGTTGCAGGGCTACACTGAAAAAGACTGGAAAGACTGGTGGCAACAGCCCGATATTCAGAGGCATCTTGAAAAGATCTTTGCGCCCGTAGGTGAAACAGCACGACGCCTAGACGTGCGTATTAGCTTCCATCCCGGACAGTTCTGTGTGCTGGCCAGTGAGAATCCCGGCATTGTGGAACGAAGCATGGAAGAGTTTGAGTATCATGCTGACATGGCCAGGTTCATGGGTTATGGTAAGACATTTCACGACATGAAGCTGAACATACACATTTCAGGCAAGCGTGGACCCGAAGGCTTTAGAGAAACATTTGGCAAGCTCAGCCCCGAAGCTCGCAACTGCATCACTGTAGAGAATGAAGAAAACTCATGGGGCTTGGATGCTTGCTTGACATTGGCTGACATTGTGCCCACGGTGCTGGACATACATCACTACTGGATTCGCGAAGGTACCTACATTCAGCCCACAGATGACCGCATCAAGCGTGTGGTAGATTCGTGGCAAGGCGTGCGACCTACCATGCACTACTCCATGAGCAGAGAAGACTATTTGGTAGATCATGTGACTAATGTCATGCCCGATTATGCACAACTGCTGGCAACTGGACACAAGAAACAAAAGTTACGAGCACATTCGGACTTCATGTGGAACACTACCAACAATGAGTGGGCTGTACAGTTCCTAGAATACTTTGACATCATGGTCGAGGCCAAAGGTAAGAATCTTGCTAGTGAGCAGGTCTACAACTGTGCTGTTAGATTAGGACTGTTATAATTGTTAAAAAAAATCCCCAATCAAGGAGATTTTCTAAAACTAATCAGTATTAGCCTGCTGGTTTTGCTCTGGGCTTCGGCTTGGGTTTATTCGAGCCTGGTTTTAGTGCAGCCGGTTTACGTTTTTGATAATACTTCTTTTTTGGTGCAGGCTGAGCAATACTTTTAACCACTGCTTCGCTGGCTTTTTCAGCTACCGGAGTAACTGCTTCTACTTTATAAGGCACTTCTGCTACTGTTTCTGCAGGTGTACTACCAAAGAGTTTTTTAATGAATCCGAACATGTTGTGTTCTCCTTTTAGAAAAATATTTAGTATTTTCCCACCGGCAATGTGGTAGATGCTGGAAAGTCCCATATCTTTTTTTGTTCCACTCCTTTGCGTTGAGCAAAACGTTTAGCATCGCAGCCACTACAACAATGAAAATAGTTGTTGCTTAATCTCTTACGATTAACATGTTTTAGATCTCTCATAAATTCTGTATCACAGTTATCACATCTAAAGACCGCTAAGGTCTTTTTTCTTGTGTATGTGTGTTCGACTCCTGCTTTACTGAGTCGAACATATTGATTTTCTTGTGTTTCTATTTTGATGAACATAGTGTATTTACATTAGGCTTATAAAACTTTGGGCTAAATATTAGAATACGCTTTATTCTTAGGATGAAAAATGGCAAGAAAACCAATTGATATCGGAGCCGTAGGTAATGACGGCACAGGCGACAGTATTCGCGATTCGTTTAGAAAAGTAAACGACAACTTCCAAGAACTATACAGTTCCTTAGGATTAGGTGAGACATTACAGTTTATAGGCCTCGATGATACCCCATCAACCTATAAAGGAGAAAACGATCCAACTACTGGATCAACTCCTATCGTAACTGTTAATAATACAGAATCAGGGGTAGCATTTAAAACACTAGCTCCCGGTAACGGTATTAGTATTGATTTTATTACTAATCCTAATGAAATTACTATTAATGCAGACTTTGCTGAAATATCAGCAGATACATCACCACAGCTCGGCGGTGACCTGTCTATGCGTTCCGGTGGGTTGCAGTATAGGATTTATGATGCGGGTACTACAATATCACCGTTGTCACCAATTTACAAGCACGAGCTAGTTAACAAGTCCTATGCCGATAGTAAAATAGCTCGAGCTGGTGCAAATGCAATTGATCCGGAAACAGGACAAGTTAATGCTGCATTGGGCCGAATGAGCGGTCCGTTGATTCTTTCTAGAGATCCCGAGCCGGATGATGATATAAATTTTGACGGATTGACTGCTGCAACAAAACGATATGTTGATAATTCTGCGTTTGGATCAAGTGTTAACTTATATGTAGCGTTATCAGGTACCGATGAACGAACAGGAGTTTCAAAAGCTCTTCAAGGGCGAGCATTGGCGTATGCTTATCGTACACTAGAAGCTGCACTAAAACGTGCTGAAGAATTGGTAAGAGAGGCTCCTATAACATTAGGACCTTACAAGAAAGTACTAACATACAACGACGGCGCAGCTGACTGTACATTAGCAGCTATTGAATCGTCTCCTACCTCTGGTGACGGGTTTGCTGGATTTTTAAAGATAAGTGTCGACACTGTTGTTCTTAACGGTGTAGGTGCAAACTACTACCCTGGAGATTTACTCAGCGTTACAGGTGGTGTATTGTCAACCGGCGGCGGCGCATGTATTATTCAGGTATTATCTACCTTAACTACTCCTGGATCTATTTTAACTTACAGAATCGTATCATCAGGTTCATATTTAACATTACCGGGATCGTCATCTGTTGCAACTGCAATCTCAGAATCTGCTGCTCCTGTTGGAGTAGGTGCAATCGGAGTTGGGGCAACATTTGACATTACATATAGAGTTAATTCAGTAGAAATAACTAACGGTGGCACCGGCTATTCATTGGCATCTGTTAGAATTGCAGGCGGAGGCGGCACTGGAGCATTTGGTACAGCTATTGTAGTTGGTGGAGTTATTACCAGCATTACTGTTAGTGACAGAGGTACAGGATTTACATCGCTGCCTACACTGAGTGTGGATCTTCCAAGATTTTTAATTTATACAAATAATTACAGAACTGATTTCACCGGCGATGTAACTACTAATACTGCAGAAGCAGTTAGAGGCAGAGACATTAGAGAAGGGCTGTATCTACAAGGTCAAGATTCCGGAGCACTTGCTGAAATTGTATCACATCAAGGTGAGTTAGACAGTGAAGGCAATGAAATATTCGATGTTGATATTAAGTTTGGATCATTTATTCCAGGCGAAACTATTGCCTACGGTGATATTGCTAAAAATATTCAAATCACCGTTTTAGTAGAAAGTGGCGAGTATTATGAAAACTATCCCCTAAAAGTTCCTGCTAACGTATCTATTGTTGGTGACGAATTCCGTCGTGTTATTTTTAGACCACGTCAAGGTACTTCTAGCTCTCCCTATGCGTTTCAGCGATTCCGTAGAGATTTAGTCATCGACGGTCTTACAACTGCCATAGGTAATGAGTATGGGTATCATTACTTGCAAGATTCTAGTCAGCCAGTATACCCTAAGATTGATAACAAAGGTGCATATACTTCTACTGCGGCCCTATTAGAATTAAACAGGGTGTTTTTTCAAGAAGAAATTATTGCTTGGGTCAATGAGCAAATCAGTTCTGAAACTAGTCCGTTTTCAGCGTCTTTTGCGTATAATGTTTCTTTATTCAAACGAGATGTCGGATTGTTAGTTGATTCGTTTGTGTTTGACTTGAAGTACGGAAGTTACAATAGAACTATTTCTGCGGGTCTAAAGTATTATCAAAGTGACAGCGCAGGAATATCCATTACAACTCAGTTAGAAGAGTACCAAGCAGTATTAGAAAAATTAGAAAGTTTAATGCTGGCAGTAATTGCAAATACTGAAATCACTCCAGTATTCCAAGATTTGTTTTTGCAAATTGTAGACCCTGCATATTCTGCTGAAGCAGGAAGTGACACTGTTATTTCTACCTTATTGGCAGTATTATTAGATGTGATTGACGGATCAGGAAGTGTAAATTATCCTAAAGAAAATCAAGAGATGGATGTGTTCCTTGCCAACGATGCTGTGCGCTGGCAGGCCATTAGTGCTCAAGGCCACGGTGGCTTTATGAGCGTGTTAGACCCTGAAGGACAGATTCTTGCCAAGTCTCCGTATTTCCAAGAGTGTGCTAGCTTCTCTAGAAGCAAAGACCGTCAAGTGTTTGCAGGCGGTATGTTCGTTGATGGCTTTGCAGGTAACTTAGAATTTAAAATTTCCGAAGTTGTTACCCCGACTAGACTGGGAGTGTTCGGCCTTGATAGATTTCCGCAGCTACCTGCATCATTTATTGTAGCAGACTCAGTCTATCGTATAAATTATGTTAGAGATTTTGTCTACGACAAAGACGGATCGTCTGCAACGTTTGTATTAGACGAAACTACTCCTTGGCCATTTAGCGTATTTGAATATAATTCAGCTGCATGTTTCCGAGACGTTGGACTAATACTCGACGGTCTCGGTTATGACATTGCATTTGGTTCGAACTACTGGACTAGACTTAATGGTATTACTTATAGATTAGGACAGAGTGTTGTAGTTATTGAAGAGCAACGTGCAATTACTCTTAGATCAATCGCATATGCTCACACATTAGCCAATGCTGAGATTACCAGTTACCCCTCTGTACAAGATGTAGTAGATTTTAGTAATACCACTATTGCAGACATTATTGAAAGAGGAACAGTGGCTGCACCTGTGTTGTCATTTACCTTACCTGCTGATGTGTCTACAGATGTTGCTAATGCCTACACATTATTACTAGCCAATCGGAATTACATTGTTAGTGAAGTAGACGGTTGGATACAGGCACAGATTGCTGGTGATATTAGTCCGTGGGAATTAGGCGATATATACCAGTCTTCAAGAACTCAGCAAGATACATTGTATGCTGTTGAAGCAGTAATACACGATTTAATTTACGGTGGTAATACAGCAACAAGAACAGCAGCGTTAAAATATTATAATAACTTAACCGGTGAATTTTTATTAGCCTCAGGACAGGATACTCGATTTGCAGCAGCGATTGATTACGCTAATTATCTAACAGGAAGGGTTATTCAAAACTTTGCACCAGCAGTGACATACGGAGCATTGGCAAGAACTACTGGTACTGGTGCAACTGCAACTGAAGCGGCAACTATTAATACATTAATGACTGCTATCTCAGGTGCCATTAGTGTTGCTGATTTTGCAACAGCGGCTGCTGCGATCACACTTATAACACCTACTATAAGCGGATTGTCTTACGATGCAGATAATATTGCAGCCAGAGCAGCAATTGCATTAGCAAAAACAACTATTCAAAGTTCTGTTATTGCGTTTGTAGAAGAGAATGGAAACAAATACGAAGTATTAATGCCGGGTAACCGTAGTATGTTGGCCAATGACTTTACACAGATCAACGACATGGGCTACGGCGCAGTTGGTCATAATGGCGGATTAATCGAACTTGTTTCAATGTTTACCTACTATTGCTATACTTCATACTACTCAATAAACGGTGCTCAGATTCGATCAGTAGGCGGTTCTAGTGCTCACGGTGTATATGCGCTGGTTGCAGAAGGTGCTGACCCACTGGAAGTTCCAACACCAACAACTATATACGAAGAATTGAGTCAACGTGTTGATTGTTATGCTCCAAGTCCTGCATATGCAAATGACGTGGAAGGACTGTTTATTTTTGTAAACAATTTTCAATATGCACCATTAGGTGGCAGTGAGCTAGAAGTTAACCACAGCGGGATCATTTATAGATATCCAGTTACCTCATCAACTACCGTATCTTTACCAGACGGCGTTGCTAGATTAAACTTAGGAGCAGCTGGTGGTGGAGGTGCCTCCGGATTGTTTGCACAGATATCTGATGCAGATAAGATGACACTGCGAGTTGGAACACAGTTAAAACTAACAGGTAGTTTAGAAAATGTTGCGGTTAGACCTTCGACTGGTTTAAAATTAAGAGAAACTCCAGAAACTGTTTATCGTGTGCTGGCATTTAATACAGCCTCAGATGATAACGGACCGTTTGAGGTACAGGCTACTGCAGGTGATCCGGGAATAATTCAAGTGTTGGCAACTGTTACTACAATTGCAACAAATGTGTGTACTACTGATGGAAATCATAAATTAGCACTCGGCGATAAGTTTATTCCAACTTCAACTGCTAACGGATTTACATCGGGGGTCACTTACTACATTATTAGTGTTCCTAATTACAATCAGTTTACTGTATCTACTTCTCCTACCGGCAGTGCTGCAACAGTATCTAATGGAACTGGATTAAGCATTAAAGGTATCAAGACCCATAAATTATTAGAAAATTACAGTATAAATTTTACCACCTCAGTAACATTGCCTAGTCCACTGAGTGTAGAAAACTATTTTGTTACATCCAGTAATTTAACCGATACTGAATTTGCAGTATCTCTTACAAAGAATGGGGTTCCTGTAGTAATCACTAATGCAGGTACTGGCACACACTCTTATGCACCTGTAGGCATTACTTTATCTCAAACTAGAGAAAATTATAATTATCTAGATTTTACAATATTCCAACCAGGTGAGTACACAGACGATTTTGCTACTGGACAAGTCTGTACTATTTCAGTAGCTGATCTTACTGAAATATCTCTAGTTGGACATCCGTTTGTTGAGAACGATGTTATTAAATTTACAACTACAGGAACACTACCAGCTGGATTATCTACACTATTTAGATATTTTGTTATTGCTGGTGGATTAGGTGCTGATGTATTTCAGATCAGTGTAGAACTAGGTGGCGATCCTGTTGCGGTTACTGCCGCAGGCAGCGGAACTCACTCTGTTGGTACAGTTACTGGTAGAGCAGGCGACAATACATTTGCTGTTGTTGCTGTTGGTGCTCAAGAAAACAGTCGAGTGGCTGGTTCTAAATTTGTTTTCTTAGGTGAAGAATACATTATCAGCACTTATCAACCAGAAAGTGTAACTAACGAGCCGTTTGCTAGATTAGTATTGAATAGACCATTAGCTGATTCTATTAATCAATTCGCTTCAAGCTATACAGTTAAAGCAGGCGTTGCAATTCGATCTAGTGGATCATTAGGAACATTAACAATTCGTATTTCGTTAGTTCGAGTTACCAGTCACGATTTGCTAGAAATAGGAACTGGTTCATACGCAGACACTAACTATCCAAAAGAAATTTACGGACAGTCTGTTAATGCACCGAGCCCGGATACAGAAACTGCAGAAAGAGATGTCGGACGGTGCTTCTATGTAACTACTGATCAATTTGGTAACTTTAGAGTAGGACCATTCTTTGCAGTTGACCAAGGTACCGGTCAGGTTACATTCTCGGCGAGTATTGCTCTTTCAAACTTAGACGGTATTGGGTTTAAACGTGGTGTACCAATTAGTGAATTTTCAACAGATTCAGGATTCACTGATAATGCAACTGATACTGTTCCAACAGAAAATGCTACACGTATCTATATCGAACGTAGATTAGGAGTGATGCATGATGGCGGCAGTGTGATTGAATCACAATTGTTACCTACACCTAGCGGCGGCTTTATGGCACTAAGTGGCCAATTGCCTATGAAAGGTCAAATAGATATGGACGATAACAAGATCGTAAATCTTACTGACCCGACTAATCCGCAAGATGCTGTTAACTTAAGAAGTTTAACTTTAGATAACTTTCAAGACTATGCAGGTTCTAATGTACAAGCTGGCCAATTCTTAGTACTTACTGGTGCTGGAAACACATTAACTAATGTCAGCATTACTGGTGATGTAGTGACTACCCAAGCTGGCAGTAATTTAAATGTCCAGATAGTTAATAATGTCATAGTAGACAGCGATGTTAACACAACAGCTAATATTTTGCAGAGCAAATTACTGATGTCACTAGCAACTGCAACGGCAGCTGCCCCAGGTGGAACAACTGCTGCTAAACAGGCATTAAGCGGGTTAACTAGCTTTAACAGTGCAGACTTTACTGTAATTGATGGATGGGTGACATTAAAATCTAACTCTGTTGCAACAAGCGATCTTGCACAACTGTCTAGTAAGACAGTTTTAGGTAATTCTACGCTGTCAACCGATAATGCTTCAGCAGTACCATTTACTACTGTTGTTGATAGCGGCCTTGGAATTAAGAAATCACAATATTCTGGGGTGGGTTTCTTAAAAAGAAATTCTTCTATTAGCAATGTATCAGATTCTGATTACGGAGTTATAGATGCTATAGCAGGATCATCGATCCTAACAGGGGCGAGCCAACTTATTGTTAGAGATGTTAACGGAGATTTTGGAGGTCGAACTATAGATATTAGTCAGATTAAAGTTGATACAAAACTTTCTATAGATAGCGACGTTACAGCAACTGGAGGGTATTTACGATATTATGGATATGACAGTGGCGGCGGCATATTAATATCTAACGGTTCACTAGCAGCAGATAAAAAATCAGATTATTGGAATGATAGTCATATATTTAAAACACAAAACGGAGTTTCATTAGCTCCTATTACGGCATCTGCAATACAAGTCACAGCTATTACAACCGGACTGTCGTCGACTACTGGTACAATTACAGGGCGCTGGACATTAACTGGTACAAGTCCAAACGAATCAAGATTACAATCAACATACTCCGCTGACCTAGCAGAGCACTACGAAGGTGATAAAGATTACCAAGTCGGCACAGTGTTAGTGTTTGGTGGGGACAAAGAAGTTACTACTACCAATGTTAAAGGTGATACAAGAGTTGCAGGAGTTGTTTCTAATACCGCAGCATTTGCAATGTATGAAGCATGCCCGGGTCTTAAAAATCTAGTTGCCCTGCAAGGACGTGTTCCGTGTCGAGTAGTTGGTCGTATTAAGAAAGGAGATATATTGGTAACATCAGGAATTCCAGGAGTGGCTATGGCTGCGGTAGGCGATGTTAAGGTCGGTACTGTAGTTGGTAAAGCACTAACAGATTATAACAGTGACCATATTGGTACACTTGAAATTGCAGTAGGGAGAACATAATGGCATTTAATAACAACATAACTCCGGGGGCGCCTCCCTTACTATGGAGTAACATTTATGATGCATTTACATTAATAAATGAAAACTTTGTCAGTTTGGTTGCAACAGTGGGTGACGGGTCTGGGTTAACTCCAATAGACTTCAGTACACTAGACACTGATGTATCACCGTCTACAGATAACTTGTACAATCTAGGTGCATCAGGCTATGCCTGGAGAACAATTCACGCTGCCGGATACGTAGTTGATACACCCGATGCAGGCAACGGTGTTTGGATTGGTGCTGCGCAGATTAAAGGAATTGAAGCTCATGTTGATATCCCAACAGGATCAACAATCAACGGTTCTTTAATTATCGATCCTACAAACACATTCTTTAAAATTATTGATGTTGATAATGGTAATAGCATAGAAGCACAGGGGTTTGGCGATACTGTTAAATTTTTATCTGGTGATGGGATTTCGATGGTGGTTGATTCTGCAGGGGAATCGATAACTTTTAACAACGAAGGTATACTAGGTGCATTGGCAGGTAGCGGTATTGGAATATCCGATGCCTCAGGTGTTATTACTGTCACTAATACTGGCGTACTAAGTTTAACCAGTACTACTGCTCTACCGAATGAAAGAATACCCGGAGCTGGTATTAATATTAATAATAGCACCGGCAGCGGAATTAAAATTACTAACACAGGTGTTATTGGTATCTCGAGCGGAACTGGAATTATAGTAATCCCAGATACTGCTACTGGAATTTTTACTATTGTAAATTCTGCACCAGTAGGCAACACATTTTCGTTTGTAGAAATAAACGGAGATTCTGATAATAGATTAGCAGCCGATACAATTAACGATATACTTTCTATTAACAGTGGTCAAGGTATCACATTAACAAAAAATGTGTCTACCGATGCATTGACAATTACAGTTGATCCAAACTTTAACTTAACTGGCAATGTACTTGGCAACACAACTGGATATCATTACGGAGACGTAACAGGGTCAGTCTTCAGTGATGACTCTACTAAAATTATTGATTCTGTAGAAAATAAAATCTATTCAACATTCTTTGGTAATTTAACTGGCGATGTTACAGGTAGTGTGTTTGGAGATGATAGTACATTACTAGTTGACGGTGTTAATAGTAAGATTGTTGGCGACATTGAAACAGCAAGTTTAAGAACAAGCGACAATAATATAGCATTAGGCAATAGTGCAGGTTTTACTAACCAAGGTACATATGGCATTGCACTTGGATTTGGTGCAGGCGATGCTAACCAAGGCCAAGCTGCAATCAGCATCGGCTACACAGCAGGTCAAACAGATCAAGGCAATAGTGCAGTAGCAATTGGTCCAAATGCCGGTAACACCAATCAAGGCACCAACGCTGTATCAGTGGGACTACAAGCGGGGCAAACTAGTCAAGGCGCACACAGTGTGGCTGTTGGTAGTGAGGCTGGACGAACCACACAGGGTCAGAACGCTGTAGCTGTTGGTAAGGCAGCCGGTACTCAAGGACAGGGATTGGGTGGAATTGGAATTGGAGTCAGTGCTGGACAAACCAATCAGGGCACCTACGCTGTGGCTGTGGGCGCAAGTAGTGGCTTGGACAATCAGGGCAGTTATGCCGTGGCCATTGGAGCTATTGCTGGTACCACCGCTCAGGCCGACAACTCCATCATTGTTAATGCTACAGGAGTACCGCTGGAAAACACCACTGCCAGCAGTTTAGTAGTGGCTCCTATTAGAAATCAACCCGGTGCCAATGGTGTTGTACAGTACAATTCGACCACAAAAGAAGTTTCTTACAGTTCTTCTGTGAGCGGTGTATTTACGGGCAACATATTTACCAACTTGATTGATTCCGCAGATTCATCTCAAATTGTTGTAACTCCGATAACAAAATTTGAATCAGATGTTGTGGTAGAAAATGATCTAACAGTTGCTCAAAAAATAACAGTTAACGGTAGTAGAGTAATTAATTTAGTTCAATTGCAATCAGTAGTGGCGGCTAGCACAGACTTTGCTAACTTCAAAACTAGAATAGCAGCATTGGTATAATCGGAGCAATAAATGACAAAACAAACAATCAACGTAGGCACAACGGCCAACGATAAAAAAGGCGACAGCTTACGGGCAGCGTTCCAAAAAGTCAATGCCAACTTTACAGAATTGTATGCTGCAACTTATACACCAGCAGTATCCGGAGATTGGACAGGAACAGCGCCTACTACTGTAGCAGCAGCATTAGACAGAATAGCAGCAGCTTTAGGTCCAATTGCATAACGGTAAATACTATAAAGAGAGCGCATAATGACAGTACAAACAATTAATATTGGTAATCAAGTAAACGACGGGCTAGGCGATGATTTACGCACAGCTTTTCAAAAAGTAAATGCTAACTTTACAGATTTAAGTGCGCAGTTAACTATCACAGCGTCTAATGTTGGTGCAACTGGTGCTGGCGTTTTTAAACAAAAAGTTGGAACCGATCTAGAATTTAAAAATTTAGTATCCGGTACAAAAATATTATTAGACGAAACTGAGACTGCTATTATAATTAATAACACTGAGCCAGATGCTTTTATTAGATTCGATACTAACTCAGGTAATATGTTGGCCAGTACGCATCAGCAAATAACATTAAGCGGTGGGCCTTCAACAAACTCTACTACTAATAGAAACGATATCGAAGTTTCAACATTTGGATCTACTGTACTTTTTAAAACTATTATTCCTGTAACTGATATTTTAACATCTTATGATTTTGGATCTATTACCGGAGAGTTTGACAATGCAATGCAGTTAGTCTATGCTGCATCAAATATTGACTTTGGATTTATTACACTTCCCGGAACAGTTAGTTTAGATTGTGGCACCATTGTTTAAGGAGCTATCCAGATGATTACCTGGATTACACCAGTAGGCAGTTTAGGATTATTAACTGAACGTGTCAACATTACTATTCCGTTAGAAGCAACTTCTTCTGTTGGTGCCGTTACGTTTTCTGTAATTGCCGGAACCTTACCTAGAGGGTTACGACTTACAGGAAATCAAATACTAGGATCTCCTGTCGAGCAGCGTGTTTATACTGAAAGTAAATTTGTTGTTCGTGCTAGTGATAGTACTGACATTGAAGACAGAACATTTATTTTAGGTGTTGATGGCTCTGATCAACCTGTATGGTTGACTCGAGAAGGATTTTTAAATGTTGGGCAGGGCGAGGCATATTTTGTTTTAGATAATGCACAGGTTGATTTTCAATTAGAAGTTGCTGATCCTGATTTAATAGCAGGCGATACATTAACATTTTATCTAGTTCCCAACGGAGGATTACTGCCTCCTGGATTAAGTCTCAGCAGTGATGGTATTATATCTGGATTTACGGATCCTATATTTGCTCTTGAGTATACAGGTAGTGTCTATGGCGGGTATGACACTGCACCATTAGATGTTACCCCGTTGGATTTCGTTGAAGCTAAATCCAACGGGTACGATACATTCTTATTCGATAACGTAACTTTTGATTATAACGAGCCTAGCCGTACTCCTCCAAGACTAAGCAGAATTTATAATTTCTTGGTCGGAGTGACTGACGGAATTTATACAGAAACTAGACTGTTTAAAATTTATGTAGTTACGGAAGAATTCCTGCAGGCCGACAACAGCATTGTTCAAGTTGATACAAATTTGTTTCAAGCTGATGCTAGTAGCTTTAGAGTACCAATTTGGATTACTGAAAGCAACTTGGGACGAGTTAGGGCTAATAACTATGTGACTATTTTCTTAGAAGTCTACGATCCACCATCACTTACAGGTACTATCACATATTTTATTCTTCCCAACAATCCTGACAACAGTGATAGTCAACTGCCGCCGGGCATGGAGTTAGATACTTTTACTGGCGATCTAGCAGGAAAAGTACCGTATCAAGCACGAATTACAAAATCATATACATTTACTGCTCGAGCAACAAATTTTCCTGCCGCGCTGGCATATACATCATATACCTATAAAGGAGACTGGAATTCGTCAACAACTTATAGTGTCAATGATGCAATTCAATTTTTAGGAATTGTTTACGTATGTCTGATTGCACACAGAAATAGAATTCCCACTGACGAAACATATTGGTATGCGGCTACATCGTTTACTGATAAAACCTTTACTGTTGATGTTATTGGTGAAATTGAAAGTGCAGTTAATTGGATATCAAATACCAATCTAGGAACTATCAAGCCAAATCAACCTAGTCGATTATCTGTAGAAGCTGAAACTTTGTTAAATGGTGGAAGTATAGGCTATAATTGGGTCAGCGGAAAGTTGCCTCCGGGATTAACATTTTACCCTACTGGATTAATTGAAGGTAAAGTTAAACAATTTGCAGACGATGCTGGATTAGGGTTAACTAGATTCTATGAAAGAGCAGATAGTGCAGAAGATAGTTCTACTGCATCTAGAAATTTTGAAGAAATTTGGGATACAGGTACCACTAGCTTTGATAGAAAATTCACATTTACTATTAGAGCAAGAGACAGTGTAAATTTTGCCACGTTAGATAAAATATTTTATATCACAGTGGTTGCAGATAACAACAAAACATTTGCCAATTTATACCTAAAGGCTTTCCAGTCAAAAGATAAACGATTAGAATGGTATAATTTTATTACCGATGCTACTATTTTTAAACCGTCTGACATGTACAGATACGGCGATAGTAATTTTGGTATTCAAACTTCATTACGTGTGTTAGTGTATGCTGGTATTGAAAGTGTAGAAGCAGTAAACTATGTGCAGGCAATGAGCAGAAATCACAATAACAAACGTATAAAGTTTGGTGATTTAAAAGTAGTCAAAGCTAAAGAAGCAGATACACAAGAAACTATATACGAATTAATATATGTAGACATTATAGACGATTTAGAAAAGAATAGGAAAAGTATCAGCAGCACTGTTAACTTGTCCGATACCATAAACAGTAAAATCCTAATCAGTTACGATGCTATTAAGATTGACAGTGATATTCCCCTAGTCAGTGACAGTGATCATCAACGAGTATTTCCAAATAGTATTAAAAATATGAGAAATAGAATTAAGGGTGTTGGAGAGAACGATCGTGAGTTTTTACCACTTTGGATGAGAAGTATTCAAGACTCTGCAAACTATGAACTCGGATACACCAAGGCGTTGCCGTTATGCTACTGCATTCCTGGTAGTTCGGCGGCAGTGTTATCAAGAATTCGGGCAAATGGGTTTGATTTTAAATCTATCAACTTCGAAGCAGATAGATATATAATAGATATTATAGACGGAACTATAGAGGATAAATACCTTGCATTTCCGCAACGTGGAGAAAAATTACCGTGACGAGCAATATTAATACCGCAGCAATAAATGAAAACTTTCCTGTAGCTGGACAGGATAACGACACACAGGTGTTTAGAGACAATTTTGATACTATCAAAACAAACTTTGCATCTGCTAAGACTGAGATAGAAGATCTACAGGATAATGTAGTTCGAGTAGATCAAGATAACGATTTAAACAGATTTTTAATTCAAAATGCAACATTGCAAAATAATGTTGAGAAAATTATCCCTTCTGAATTGTCTATTATAAGTGGTATAGTTAATGTGGAATTTGGCAGTGGATCGTATCAAGTGTTTACTATTGCCGCCGATACTGCTATTGGATTTAGCGGATTTCCTGACACCGCAGTTGCAGTGGGCAAAGTTACTGTAGAATTATACGGTGACGCCGTTGAACGGACTATTACATTTACTGCAACAGGCAGCACAGTATTTAAAAAATCTGCAGACTTTCCAGTAACACTTACTGTAACGTCAGCAACCAATCCTACTATTATCGAAATTTGGCAACACAGCAGTGATGCAATATTTTTAAACTATCTAGGACAGTTTAGCTAATGTTTCACCCCCTCAGCGGCGATCTAACTCAATTCAAAGATCAAGATGTTGAAAACAAACTTCTTGAATTGAACAAAAAATATTACGCAGCAGCACGGTTAGGCAGCCAAGATCTCTTGACACAACTATCAACTTTCATTACAATATATAAAGAGGAGCTCACTATGAGACACACTCAAAAATTGAAACAGGCTGATGGGGATATGAGTCAATTGATTAATGTCGACTAATACAATAGAACAGCTAATTGAAGGTGTAATGAGGCATGGTCCAGATATTTTGGATCATTGTCAAACTGCTGACGATTTAAGCCAATACATTAGTCGCTTGCAGTTAGAGCGGCTGAACTATCCAATCCCCCCAACAGAAATAAATTCAAAGCATTGGTTTATCCCTAATGATCATTGTCTTAATCTTACAGAAATACTGTACGAAATGTGCAATACTGATGAACAGAAAGATCGAGTCAGTCAAGAATTAGAGCTATATATTAAACATGGTATGTATGACATACTGCAAGTTATGAAATACCTAGTAGATACACTGAGAGAAAACAACGTAGTGTGGGGTGTAGGCCGTGGTAGTTCAGTTGCAAGTTATGTACTCTATTTGATAGGGGTACACCGTATAGACAGCGTTAAATACAAGCTGCCAATAGAAGAATTCTTTAAGGAGATATAAAATGGGTAAGACACATATGAGTATGCGAGGCAAAGAAGTAGACTTAGAAAGAATGAGTATGCGCTTTGAGAAAACTCCCGCAGTAGGAAACATGAAGGTAAATGCTCGCGGGGACCAATTGGGTGAAGGCGGAAAAATTGTCAAGACTAGAGAACAGGTCTTACAAGAATTCTATGCTGCAAATCCCAATGCGCTTCGTGAAGAAGTGGGAACACGGGCTAATAAAAAATAAGGTATATCATGGCAACATCATTCGAAGCACGAAAAATTAAAGTACAGCCGCTATCCAAAGATATTTTGGTTATCAACATGGATATGGGCGAGATGAAAACTGCTGGTGGCATTGTTATTCAAAGCGATGACGGC